ATGACACTAGCGGTAATCCTGCTTCTAAACCAGAAACAGGTACACCTAGACCCATGCCTGAAATAGAAAAGCCCATAAAAGGTGGCACTTTCCGTGATTACGACCCAGATCTGGGCCCCGTAGTACCACGACGACGGCCAGAAACACGCCCATACGACCCCGAACCCACTCCTGGTACCGGGCTAGAGCGGTATCGTGGTGGCACACCAGCCACAACTGGTGCCCCAACAGGAGCACCAACGACTGGTGCACCAGCGGGTGGTCCTGGCGCACCAGCACCAACCACTGGTCTTCCAGGAAAGAGACCTGGCGTACTCGACCGTATGTGGAACAGAGCTGCTGACCGTGTAATGGGTGGTACTACTTATGGCCCAGGTCCGGAGTACACATCACAAGCTACTATGGACTATATGGCAGACACTAGAGGATTGCCATCAGGTGCCCCAACCACTGGTCTCCCAGCAGGTGGAGCACCTATGGGTGCGCTAAATGGGTATAACCGGGCAGCATGGGAGCAGATGCAGGCAATGGGTATTAGTCCATCTGCGCTGCGGGATATGACCTACGGTAACTCTGCAAACAACGGGTCACCGGCAAGCTCCCCCATTAATAGGGTTACTCAGCGAGGAGGTGGCACACTTGGTCGCTTTGGTGGACGTGGGCCAGTTCCAGCTGGTGCCAAAGCAGGAAGATACGGTGAACAGCCCAATTCAAATACCGTTGAACCCTCTAGGCACGACATTAACCCAATCACAGGAGCTGTACGTCCTGACTTTGGTAACCCATCGTACACTGGTCCATCACGTCACCCTAAGCCCCCGGCTCGTGACATGACCCAAGGTCAGACTGGATATATTGGCGTTGCTATGCAAGCTATAGGCCAAGCAGACAGTGAATTAAAGCGCCAAGCTTTCCGTCAACGCTCAAGACGGCCAGGAACCTGAGGAGGATCAAATGGCAGTAAATACATCAAGATCGATGAACGACGACCTTCATAGTGGTATCAACGATGGTCGTCTAAAGAGCTTAACCCCTGGACGAGGTGGAGAGCGCACGGATGATTACGCTGTAACCAGAGCAAAAATGCTACAAACTCAATACAATGTTGTTGACTTTATGCGTGGGATTACTGTATCATCTGATGATGAATACGAATATGGTTACGCAGAAGACTGAATAATTAAATAAACCTAATTAGGAGTACAATATGCCCCGTCTTTTGACGTGTCAATCCTGTGGTACGATGTACCGTATGCTCGACTATGATGGTCCAGCTGAATACGATATGGAACTTATTGAGCTCTGTAATCGTCACCTTGGACAAGCCTCAAATCCAGATCCTGACGCACACAAGTCAATAATCTTGCGATGCGACCAAGAAACTTGGGAGAAGCTTGGTGATGAGACCAAGATTAAACAGGAGCTAGCAAAGAACGAGTGGGAAGTACGGGAAGTGCGCAACGACCTAAAAGTTGAAGCTCTAAAGTGCTTTAACCGACATAACCGCCCATCCGGGATGTGCCCTGACTACGAGAACGAGTCAAAAACGATTGGACGTAAGATTGGCGTTCCAAAAGAAAACCGCCAATATCTGTGCCATTACTGCCCAGCGTCAGCTTTTGTGACTTTCAAGAACCGTCAAGTAAAAGGGATGTATGACGGGTGATCATATTTAACTTTTCTGTGCTGGCTCGCCCAGCGGAAATTCTGGCTTTAAGACAGCCAGATCCTCAGGGGTTTTCACTCTGGCGTATGATGCACGATTTTTCAATTGGTCGTGTTTGCTTGGTAGTCAACGAAACATACGACAAGTTACCAATTGAAGACTGGCTAAAAAAAGAGGGGATAAAACCCTCGTTTTATGAAATGCTAGACGAGCCAAACTCCCATTTAAGAGCTGAGAAAGTTCATCGAGTAGCCGCAGTGTTTGGCAAGGCTGAATGGTACGTTGATAACGACCCAATAACCTGTGCCGAAACCTTAAAACTAGGTATCCCAACACTGCTGGCCGCTTCACCCTATGTCGTGCGCCCAGAATGGGCTGGATTGCGTGTTATAAAAGATTGGGATACTCTTGTCCATGAGATGAATGAGCAAGCCCTAAAGGCCGCAGAAAAGACTTGGAGAGAATAATGAAGATATTCTTTGGCGGTGCTGAAAAGGGAACCCATAGAAGCCTACTGGTTGCCAATGGTGTCGACAAGATGGGTATAAACATCACACACTTTCCAGTACCAAAGCGTAAGGAGCTAGATCTGTCCACGCTTTACGGTGGAGCTGAGTTACTTGTGTACACATCAGAAAACGACGAGGATCTTAACAAGTATGAAAACTTTGTAAGAGACCACGCGGACAGTTTATCTGTAGTTATTGGCAGGCCAGATATGGATGGTGAATGGCTAGGGGAAAAGTACGTGCCCGTTTGGTCAGATGGGGACGACCTAGAACGCATGGCATGGCTTTGTCAGAAGAACGGAAGAGTGGCCATATCAGACAAGGCCATAAACAGCAAGACGTTGCCAAGAATACGATCTCTATCCCAGCGCTGGGGAGCAAAGCTGTATGGCCTTACAAGCAAGCCAGACATCATTCAGGAGCTTCCCTGGGAGGCAGTGGTTGTGGGGTCATGGACTTCCTCCATTAGATATGGGGAAACCCAGGTATGGGATGGTCACGGATTGCACAGATACCCAGCTCAACAGAAAGAGTCTGCCAGACGTAAGCACCGGGCCGACATCATGCGTCTTGGTATAGATTACGATTTAATTATGGAAGACGATGTTTCAGAGGTAGGAGCGCTGTCAATAAGGTCTTGGAAGGCTTGGGAAGAGGGAACTTTTTGGGCCTATGACCCCATTGATGAAGACGACGAGTCAGAGATTACCCCCCAAGAAAGGGAGGATATAGTTGATATACCCCCCATTACCCATACTTTACCTAAACCGGTTTCACGTGGGGGAAGTATTGCTATACCACCTCTAGAAAAGCGGCACGACAGTGAGCGATTATTACTACCGGTTATGGGCATTGAAAACATAGTTTCAATAGGTACACAAACAGGCGCTGAGCAGGATGAATACATAGAAATAGCACCAAAAGAAACCCCTGTAATTCGGTATCAAAGCAGCCCCTTGCGTCAGTGTGATAGTTGCTATTTAGCCTCACGTTGTCCCGCATTCCGCGAACATTCTGATTGTGGCTTTAAGTTGCCCGTAGAGATACGATCCAAGGATCAGCTACAAGCTGTGCTACAGGCAATGATTGAGATGCAAGCCAGTAGAGTTTTGTTCGCAAGATTTGCTGAGGAACTTGAGGGTCAGGGACTCGACCCAGCCCTCTCATCAGAGATGGATAGACTGTTCTCACTCATAGATAAGTTTAAGAACATTTCAGACACCCGTGATTTGATGCGCATTGAGGTTGAGGCACGAGGCAATGCTGGTGTACTTTCTAGACTGTTTGGTACGAAGGCTGGAGAAATATCAAAGCAACTTCCTAGTGGTGGTTTTGGTCCAAATCAAACTGACCAATTTATTCAGGATGTTATTGACTTTACCGAATGACCCACCTAAACTTGGTGGCGCAACCACTACAACAAGGAGCACAACATGGCAAGAACATGGCACAAGATCGGTACCCCCAGTAGTAACAAGTCAAACAATGTTTGTGTAGATGGTTCACAGATTGTCGCGGACAACGTTACCATAAACGGAGATGATTATCTATCTAAAACCCCATTGAGCGTAGATACCGTCAAAGAATACCTGTCAACAAAGGGATGCACTTTGTGGATGAATTGGGACATAACTAACGAGGATAGTCGTGAAGAAGCAGCAGAATGGCTTATTAGCGAAATTTACAATGTTTTGATGTTTTCAGTGTACAACGACAACGAAATGGACAACACCAACAATGCATAATCCAAATGAGTTTATGGATGCAATACAAGAGGTCATTGACATGCATGACAGGAAAGGGGCTGACTACGGATCACAACTTGATCAGTTTGCAAACGTATCGTCCTCAAGTCAATGGGGAATCCCACCGTGGGTTGGAGCAATGATGCGTGCTAACGACAAGGTTGTTCGCCTTCAATCTGCGGCCAGAGGGTCAACACTACGAAATGAGGGCATAGAGGACAGTCTTTTGGACATCGCTACCTACGCCTTAATTGCTCTGTGTCTATTCAGACGAAATCTAGAACAGTAATATGGAATGGTTGGAAGATGCTCCTTGCCGCGGGTTGAACCCGGATATCTTCTTTCCCCCGCTTGACCAAACAAACCACAATGCATACTACAAAGCTGGAAAAGCCGTATGTCACACATGTGATGTGTGGGAAGAGTGCTTGAATTATGGTATGAACGAAACATGGGGATTGTGGGGTGGGTTGACTCCACAAGAGCGCAGAGGCACCGCAAGGCTTCACCACGGAGTTATCGAAATGTACCGTTTCGGCTGTCGGTGCCCAAAGTGTAGAGAGTGCTCTGTAACGGTAAGAAAAAAGATTCCAAAAGAAGTATTCCCTGCTAGAGGACAAGAATTCAACATAGAATCGTTGGTTTTCAAACTTTCCAGCATGTGATTTAGCAAGTTTCCGTCATAGTTTGGTAATATAGATACGTGCCCAACCACCCAATGGTTGGGCACTGTCATTATCCCCTATCAAGGAGAATACTTTTGAAATTGAAATACTCAAAACCAGTGATTTTGGTGGCGTTTGCTATCAATATCGCGATCTTGACACCACTGGCAAACTGTATAGAAAACCCAAAAGAAGAAGTACTCACTCAATTAGCCACCACAACCACACCACAAACCACTGTGGTACAACCAACAACTACCACCACCACCACCACCACAGAAGCACCAGTTACCACTACGACTACATTGGTGCCTCCCGGTAGCAAATGTGAAGAATTAGCACCAATTGCGCTTGCAGCCGGATGGCCTCAAGAACTACTAATAGACGTATTAGATGAGGCTTGGAACGAAAGTCGTTGTCTAAACATCATCGAGGGGCACCCCCGCTGGAATGGACACGATTCAGGCCCGCTACAGATCAACCAGGTGTGGCACGACGAGATTAATGACAAATACGGCAGTTGGACATACGTAAATGATCCGTATTACAACTTTGCGTGGGCATGGGAAATGTACATTTGGCACGATATTCACCGTGGATGCGGATTTGAGCCTTGGACACGTACGTGCAAATAACTAAAAAAAATAAACAACAATAGTTGCAATTGAAAATAGCCACGTGTAGCATACAAACAACGGGCAAAGCCCAAGACACAAGGAGAAACACAATGGATGAAAACACACTTACAGTTCAACTTCCCGAAGAAATGTTGTTGATTAAGATTGAAGACATTGCTGGAACAGCAGAGGTTGCCAGCATTCTTAACTGCCCCAAACAGCAGATACATGCTTTGAGAAAGCGCGCAGATTTCCCTGCTCCAATTACTCAACTGTCAGCAACCCCTCTTTGGAATGCTCAACACATCATTGAATTCGGCTCAAACTGGAAGCGTCGCACAAAGGTCTGATGAGTAGTACAATGTTGCTCATGGAGACAAGCAGACAAAAATACCCACCTGGTATCTATGAGTGCGCTAAGTGCAGTGCGTGGGTGGAGGTGTTCGTTCCTCTGAACGAGCTCCCCACCCACCCCTGCGGGGTTGGAAAGAGGTCAAAAACTATGGAGTACAAAGGAACTAGCAGTGCTAAGACTAGGAATAGTGTCGGGTGATTGGCTCCACCCTATAAAAACAGGGGAGCCTGTAGCATTGTGGGGAGGAAGTGGATGGGCACGCCTGGGTCAGTATGTTGACCACCTCCCATTTGAAGTACACGTTGGTGTACTCACTTGGTATCACGACAGATTTGTTGTAGTATCTGAGGATAAAGAGATGCACGAAGTAGACGTGATCTACATGCAACGTTTAATGCATGAGGGGCTTACCCAGCACGTGCCCATGGCTATCGCAAATGGGCAAAAAATAATAAACGACCTCGATGATTGGTATTGGGGTCTAGACACCTCAAATATGGCGTTCTTGCATAACCACCCAAAAGTTAACAAAATTGAGAACATCAACAACTACAAAGCAATCTTGTCAAAGTCCATGATTTTAACTGTCAGTACCACCTATCTTGCTGATAGGGCTTCATCATTTGTAAGGTGCCCAATACAGGTTATTGAAAACACTGTAGACATCAATCGATTTACACAGACAACCTACACAGACACCAACACTCCAGTTGTTGGATGGGTGGGATCAACAGCACATCGAAGCAGGGACATTGAGACACTAAAAGGTGTGCTTAACCCAATGGCAAAGAGTGGTTCAATAACTCTTTACCACGGTGGTCACCACAGTGGTGCACCAACCTTTGCAAGCAGGCTTGGGGTTTCAGAAGACCTGGTAACTGTAGAAGACCTGCGCCCAGCTGAACGTTACCCAGAACTTATGAAAATGGATATTGGGATTGTTCCACTAAACAAGACTCCGTTCAACATGGCAAAATCAGACATAAAAGGTTTAGAGTATGCAGCGTCAGGAATTCCATTTATTGCCCAAGATCTTAATGCATACGTGAATTTACACAAAAAATTAAATGTAGGGTTTATAGCAAACAAGCCAAAGGACTGGGTGAAGCACATAAAATACTTGTCAAACCCAGACAATCGTAGAAATGTTGGAATTGAGCTACGTTCCCGCATACAACCACGAGACATATCCTGCGGTGTACAAAAACTCACAGACTTAATCAGTAACATATGATTACCACAAGACAGCTTAAATGGCTTGACTACGCTGTCGATGTTTCATCGACAGCAACACACTCACAATGGAGAGTGGGAGCAGTGCTCGTAAAAGGTGGAAGAGTGCTGAGCATGGGTGTAAATCGATATAGAAATTTACCTTCTCAGGTTGACCTTGAAGGGGTTTCGTACCATGCGGAAGAGGTTGCTTTGAAGCGTGCTGGGGATGCAACAGGAGCGACAATATTTGTCGCAAGAGTTACCAGAAATGGGCACCTTGGATTGGCAAAACCTTGCGAAAGATGCCAAGAACTGTTGCATGAGTATGGGGTTCACTCAGCGATTTGGACCGAGCCGTCGGGGTTTGGAAAATCGAAAATTGATGACATGATTTTCAGCCGGATTTGAGACAAAAAAATAATACCCCGAGCGGACAACTACGGTGTGTAGTCGCCCGCTCGGGGTTTTGTTATTTGGACGGGGCCACGTTTAGCACGTGGCTATGTCAAACTGGCCAATGATACGGAAGGTCATTAGGAACAGCTGGGAAGTGTGGAGCGTAGTGGCCTGAGAGTTTACGCAACAGGTTTGATTGATGAGACACCATCACCTTTTGTTCAACTTCTTCATCATCAAGCCACCAAGGTAAAACTGGTAGAGAATTTGCTATTACTGGGTCCTTAGTCATTACTACTGCACTCTTAACTAGACAAGTGTCTTTGTACCCTCTTTTCACCCATTCATCGCAAATAGCAACTTGATACTGTAACAGGGCTTTTTCATAACCTCTCCACATCTTTACCGCTGGATGGTTTCTCCAACCTGTGGACACACCAACCAAGCAGTTGATTATCTGAAGGTTTTCAACACGTTGCTTGCCGAGACGCTTGTTGTCTAAAACTTGTGCGTTTTGTCTGTAGTTTTTGCCGTAAGGCAAGAAAGTTTGCATTAGTTATTCTCCTCCATCTCGTTGTACCATTCTTCAGCCAACTCAATTGCTGGAGCGTACTCGTGCCACGTACCGTCGTCTCCGACTTCAGTTGAGTATGGGACCCTACCAACAGCGCACAAATACTCAAACGCGGCGAGAATGCGTTTCCACTGCTCCTCATTGGGTAACTCATCCCATTCCGGTTGGTACTTGCAGTAGTAGTCCTCGTCATCGTTGTACCTAAACATCAATCCTCCTTAAGTCCACACCGTGTCGTTGGGCATACTTGCAGAAGTGCACCGGCGACGAATCTTGTGACGAATCTTGTCTTTGTCTTGTAAGAGGTTCGACGGATCGTCAAATACAAGCGGGAACTTTTCAGCAATACGCCACAAAAGACCGGCGTCAGACATTCGTGCGATGTTTTTGTCCCAGTTGATCACTAACAAATCTGACTTTGGCGGGCATACCCCCCGCACATCATGTTCGGTCAACACACGATCTTCGTGCATTACGAAGACAAACAGGTCAACACCCTTTCTATTGAGTATTGACCGTAACGAATAATACGAATTCGTTCCGACCATGACGACCTTATCAAATTCGTTAAAATCGTAGCTGTCCCCATTGATGATTGCTATGAGGTCGGGCTCGGACCAGTCGTCCGAGTGTCGAACCAGGCCCGCTTGCCGACGCAATCGCCATTCCGGCAAAGACCGGAACGTCTCAATCTTTTTTGGCAGGTCCCAGCAGCTAAGGAATTCGTGCGAATCAACGAAATGGACTAGCTTGTCGTTGTCTTTAACTAGCTGGCAGGCCAAAGCAAGGCCAAACGTCGAAGCTCCGACGCCACCTCCTGCTTGTGCAATTGCAATTTTCATTTTAATTCTCCTTTTTCTCTTTTTAACCAAACATAATGTCGCCGTACATAGCGTACTGCCAGAACAGGTCCTGGCTTTCGCTGTCCACGTCGTCTTCTATTACGTCTTTAAGCAAAGTTTGAGCCCAAACTTGATCCACGGGCAAAGACTTTAAAACTTCGATAATGTCTGGAACACTGAAAGTTTTGGTTACTTCGAAACGGGAAACGTGCCCCAACTTGCTTATAGCACGCGCCTCAATCTGACGGACGCGCTCGCGGGTGAGATTGAATTGCTTGCCCACTTCCTCGAGGGTGCGGGGTTCGCCCCGATCGAGGCCGAAGCGAAGTTTCATGATCTCGCGCTCGAACTCGTCGAGAGTGTTTTCTGGGTCAACCATAGTAATAGTTATGAGGCCATCTTGTCTTTCAACGCGATTAACCCAACTATACCAAGCATTGCCGGTTAACATGTCAAAAACTTCGTTTTCATCCAAAGTTAATGTTGTTGGCAACAACAGTGTAAACATGTGTTTTTTTGTTTTCATTTTCATTTGAGTCACATCTCTTTCTGTAGTGTGTCTGGGTTGTAACCAATGTCGATTAGAAACTCTCTGAGTCTTTTTATCTCGGCATTGAGGGCATGGTACAGGTGCTGTCTTTCGATGTTTTCAATCAACGCCACCTTTTCTAAATGTTCTGGATTACAGCAAAGCGTGTTACGGCAAAGGTGATCCAGAGTTTCTGCTTTGGTCAAACTTACATGCTTATGCTGTTCATAAGACCATCTGTGTGCTTGATAGGCTTTGTTGCCTATGTACATTCGCCCGTATCCTTTGTCTACGGTGCCTGTCCATATCCAACACCCATCATCTGTTTTTTTGATGTTCTTCCAGAACTTATCTTCTGGAAGCTTGGATTCTTCAATTACGTGCAGAACTCCATCACGCTTTAGTTGTTTGTAATGGGCTGCACATAATCCTTTTGCTACTACCGGTTTATTGCACACCGGCCCTCTACATAGCGCCATGCGTACTCCTTACATTTGACGTCATCACGATTGCGACGGGAGCTAGTCTACATGTTTGCTTTTTTTTTAGCTCGTCTTTGGCGTTCCTTTGTGCGTTCTCTTGGGCATAGACCACCAAATATTCCAAATCTGTCTACCTCTTGGTTGATATTCAGTGATTCTTCCAAGCATTCTGTTTTCACTTTGCACGAGTTGCATATCTTTTTTGCTGGGCGACTTGATTGTCCTCTTTCAATAAAAAAGATTTCAATAGGTTTTCCTCTGCAAGCAGCGTGCTCTAGCCAATTTGAATTTCTCATACTATACCTCTACTTTGTACAACTTTTTGAAGTCTCGCCTCATTGGGTGCAGAGATGATTCAGTTCCATGTGTAGAATATGTCGGTCCAGAAATGTTGGGTGGGGGTGTAATTTTGTACACCCCACCCTTGTTCCTAGTAATGGAAAACCCAAGATCCTTAAGTTTCCTAAACACTTTCTTCACAGCTTTTGATTGATGTTGTGTGACCATGAGAGCACTCTATCGTAGGCGGATTATTCCGTCAACTATCGTCTTTTCCTGTTAGAAGCGCAAACCCAGTTTGGATGTTTTTGTCCACCATGTCTACCAATTCCCGAGTCTTAATTGTTTGAGGAAGAAGATCGAAAGCCAACTTGTTAGACAACAACAGAACTGCGTCACCCAAAGTTCCGTTACTACGCGTCAACTTGTAAGGTTTCATGAGTAGCACTCGTTCATTATTGTCCCACACAACCACTTCAACAGAACCGGGGCCGTCGCTTAACAGGCAAACGTAAATCGTACGCATCTCTCCCATACCCATATTCATGCCTTTGCCAGGAGCAATCACACCAAACCGTTGGTAACTAAGCATTCCAGGGTTTACACAAATGTGTGCGATAAGTTCTTGGATAGTTTCAAACTTATCACCAATTTCGTAGTGTCTTGCCAAAGCACCTTCGTCGTCTATCTCTAAAACACAGGGGTCAACACTGTCGAACAACATCGAACGGTTGGGCAACCTGTTTGACAGTTTGTCAAGAAGATTCACTAACGAAAGAACGCTTATACCACTTGGGGATTCAATGAATCCCTCTGTCTCTCCGTCTTCGTTTTCATAGACGAAAGATGTTAATTCATCCATTTGAAATTTCCTCCGTATCTAGTAGTGCGTTTACAATGTTTCTTATGTCCCAAAGCCTGTCGGTCAGTCTAGCCGCTGACACAAAATGATGGCCGGCAGTGGTACTCAGTGTGTTATCGATTTCTGAGATGACCTTGCACAGCTCTTGGTGCAATTGTTTTTTGTTCACTTGTCCTCTTCTTCACTGTTTGTTCCAAAGATAGCATCGAACGTTTTAAACACATTGTCAAGCTCGCTTGTCTGCATCAAGTATTCCATGCGCCCGACTTCTGCATCCATCTGGCGCTTTTTAGCGTGACGCTCTTTAAGCATTCGTGCCATGTCTTCGGCTAGTTCCATGACCTCTTCATCGACAATTTCATTCTCAAAACTATTATCGACTTCTTGCTCTCTACGCAACAGTTCCTCGTAGCGTTCACGGGCAAACTGACGAGCGGCTTCTGGGTCGTCACGGAATTCCCGGTCCACCGCAATAACTTGCCCGAAACGGGCTGCAACACCCGTTTCTTCAGGGCATAACCCCGTCTGTCGTTGCAACTCCTCGATGAACAGATCCATTTCATTTGCCATGATTTCTGCATCTCTGTGGTCGTGCATGTATCTGCCCATCAGACGCTCGGTGAAATGGGACGTAATGAGGTACATCCACACCAAGTCGTGTCCGGTTCTCATGTGTTGCCACTCTTCGGGGGTTGCTGGTGAAGTCCCAAACTGTTCAAATACTTCGTAATAATCAAACATCTCTTTCATTCTCCTTCTTATTTGACTCTGATTTGCTTGTATTCGGTTTTCTTTGTCACTTTGTCAACCACTTCTGGTTTGATAGCGCCCATTTTGATCGCGGCATCCATCAACTGCGTATCAACGGTTGGTTTAGTAACCTTGTTGAACACTGAAGCACTAACCAAGTCTTTGAGCATTTGCGCGTCGAAAGACCGTCTAGCAGGTGTGGACAGCTCAATCGTTACTTCGTCCAGAGTTACAGTTGTAATTCCAGATTCATGCATCATGTCTTTCAAAATCTCGTCCAAGACTTTGAAATGTCTTTCAGCACTCTCTAACTCATCTTTGAGTTTGAGCCAATTTTGTGCTGCTTCTTTGATTACTTCGTGTATTGCTGACATGCTTATTTTCGCTTTCTGTACGAGTCCAGGACTCCGTTTTGTATTTGTTCTAGCAATACCTCTCCTTGCCCGTCAATTAGAATGCCGGTAGAAAAGGCTTTTTCTTCAAGGACACTCCACAATCTTTCATCGATCGTCTCGCATCCTTCGATGTGGCACAGAGGTATGGTTATGTGTACATCAACTGTTTGTGATATACGGTGTAACCTATCTTCTGCTTGTTTCAGTGAGGCAGGATTCCAAGGTAACTGGGCAATGACACCACGATAGTTTTGGTTTACACCATTACCAGTAAGTGTTAGCCCAGTACCAGCTGAGATAATCTGCCCAACCATTACTCGTGAAGCACCACTGTTGAAGTCGTTGACCGCTGCTTTCTTAGCGCCATCTGACATACCACCCCGTACTTCACAGGGATTGTACTTAAATAACCCAGCAGTAAGGGCATTCATTGTGTCTACGTGCTCGGCAACAATGAACATTCCCCCCGGCTCGTTGTCAAGTATCTCCGATACATGTTTAATAATGGCATTTGTTTTTGCTCTACCAACATGTTTTCGCAGATAACCCAGTTGAACCAAAGCGTACGCCCTTTCTGCTCCCGTAGTGTTTCTGTTTATTGACTCAAGCCACGCAATAAGATCGTTATGTACATCCATGTAATCTTGCACTGCGTGGCCAGAGCCTTCCAAAGCAATGGTCGCCCGAAACTTAGTAGGAAGGTCAATTACCTCGTCTCTTTTACGTCTGAACATAAAAGAGCCATGCATACGGTTTTTAAGGTCTAGGTCATTGGTTGATACTCTACCAACTTTTCGACCGTTTACTGTTTTACCAGACCACGGTGCGTAGTGTTGATAGAAATGACCAATACCACCTATTCCTGTCCATGCTTTAGAACCCAGGAAATCTATCTGAGATACTAGTTCTATGTTTCTACCGTTTGGAGCGGGCGTACCACTCATTAGCACTTTAACCGCATCACTTGGCAGATAGTTACTTATGCTTATCAAAGCCTTGGTGCGCTTTGATGGATTTTTGAAGAAATGTGCCTCATCAACTATGATTGCATCTATTTCTCCCATAAGAGCTACTGACCAGTGAGTTAGAACTGCGTTACCGATGATGTAAACATCTGCATCAGGGAGTATGTGCACAGACTGACCTCTGAGCACAGCAGTCTTTAGGTTAGGGTTGAATTTGCTTATCTCGCTAACCCAGTTCCACACCAAACTTGGTGGAACTACAATTAGTACTTTCTTGCGCTCTTGTTCAACTATGGCAGACGCCACAGCAATGGCTATTGCTGTTTTACCTAAACCCATATCTAACGCAAGATAAGACTGCTTTTTAGAAACAGCCCATTCAAACGCTTCGATTTGGTAGTCGTACAGGCTCATGTTGAGCGATGGTAAAACTAGTTGGTTGGACGGCGGCACGATTGCCGACCTAGGCTGTCTCATTATTCACCTGGCGCATAAAGTATGTTGTCGTTTTCGTCTGCGAATATAAGGTTCTCTGGATTCATTGGATGGTTCCAGTCACACCCAAAGTCCTCGCTTGCCCATGTTGCCACAACGTTTATAACGTCATCTATCGTTGGTTCTGGGTAATCCCCAAACTCCTGAAGAATGTTTAGCGCGTCCTCTACGGAGTAACTAATAATTCGCATGACGTTGATTACTTTGGGAAGTTCAAGTTCTTCTACATCAGATACTTCTGACCATTCCATGTTTCCTCCTATGCTAGGAAAGTTGCTAGGGCTTTCTCAACTTTATTCGGTAACTTTGCCACATCATTGATGGTTAAAGCTACGTTAGCACCCTTACCTTCTACGTAGGTGCCGGCATATATGCCGTCTCCTAGAGCAATCAGTATCCAGTACTGTCCTGGGCTGGTAAAAGGCTTTATTGACTTCACATCAGACCACGCACCGTCTGTCAACACGACAACCAGTTGTTGATCTTTACCTGCTCTTTGGTTTTCAACTTGCTTCAAAGCAGCTCGAGGGTTTGTACCCCCACCGTCGTGAATGTGCAATGGGTGCACATCTTCGTCGCTAGGGTAAAGCATATAGGCGTCCGTGTCGAATGTTGAAACAGTGCAAGGAATTCCCAGGCTATCACACGCACTACGAATACCGTACGCTGCAACCGAAAGTTCATCCATCCACGCGTCCATCGATCCAGACGTGTCTAGCAACACAGACACAGAAAGGTTGTGTCCCGTTGAGCCTTCACCTTCGTAGTCAATCCAGTAGTCACTGTCACCCGGTTCGTGAGTTTTGTAAGCTATCGGGTCCAAGACACCGGTTTCCTGTCGGAATCGCCACGCAGGGTCAGCGGCTACAGCCAGAGGAGCAAGCGCGCTCAACATATCGTTGGCAACCTTTTTTGCTTTGTTAATCAACTTGGTGTCCATTACCGATGTTGCTTGAGTTCTAATGAGAGGTTTTGACAGTTGAATGTTCACATCGCTCATGAACTGTTCGGCTTCTTGTAAGGTGGACAAACCTCTTGTTGACTCAAAGATTCTGTTTTTGAGTTTATTGCGCAGACCCTCGTAGTCTACATTGTGTTTGATGTCGTTGACTGTACCGCCAGTACCACGAGCCCCAGCATTACGGTCAACCGATGTGCTATTCACACCTTCGTCGTTTCCTGTTGTTTGGCTGAGACGAGGTGTGGTTGAGTGGTGGTTACCGTCACCACCACTACCGTCAACCTTTTCGCCGCCCTGCGGGTCGCCAGAACTTGGCATCGGTCTTTTGTTGACAGGCTTAGCGTTTATTTCCTCGTCTTCAAAACGGGGTTTCTCTTGTACAACAACCTCCTTGCCTGTGCCGCCGTCCCAATATGGGTGAGTACCAGGTGTGGATGCGCCTCTGGGATTTTGAGAAGTATCACTTTTTTGTCCCGTTCGGTTGGGGTGTCCTCCGCGACCGGGTGGTACACGCGGTGCAACTTCTTCACCGGAAGACCACTTGTGTAGGAAATTTGCAAACTGCCACGAAGCCACAACCACCTCAGTAGGTGTTGTAGCTTTTCTAAAGTTTTGCACCAACTTCTCACACTCGTCGATCTCCGTAAGTGATCTACCACATACCGTAAGGTAATCAACAGCAAGTTCTCTGATCAGGTAATACACGTCATCCGAAAGGTGCGAACGAGCGGCTACCATTGGCCACGTTGCACCCGGGTGTCTGGATGGTTCGACGATCAATTTGAGAGTCACTGCTTCCAAATAACCAGCCATTGTTGGCGTATTACGAACCAATGTATCTTCCATACGCCCGTCCTCTAGAGCGTTCCATGCTGGTCTGATCCAGTCTTTAACTTTAGTGAATTGGTGTTGATGCAAACTCAAACCAGCTTTAAGTAAGTTCACTTCTTCTAACGTGTCGGTTGAAGAAATTGCCTTATCTGTTGGCAACTCCATACTCACGTATGGGGATTTGAAGTTTACTTCGTCATCCAAATAAGCTGGGTAATTGTTTTTCATGCTTTCAACCCCACGCCCATCTGAATAGCGGTTGAAGACAATCGGTTCAACGTTGTTGTCCATCAATGCACAATCAAACAACGTGTCAAATGCAAGCGTGTGGAGTATGTGACCACCTTCGTGATACACCACACCCTTGACAGCCAGCAAAATATCTGCAACCGATTCCATGTTTTGGAAGTCAACTTTATGTAGGTTGATCATTATCTCGATGTCTTTGTAGTTAGTACACGCCAAGACAGGAGTATCAATAGAAGTGTCTTCTTTAATCGTCACATTTGGATTGACGCCAAATGATGTAAGAACTGCCTGCGCGCGTTGTCCAAGGACATACGCAAGAGCAGCGCTCTGTCTGCGCCACAGTGCGTGTGCCTCATGCCCCAGTCCTCCCAGTGGGCCATGCAATCCTTGGCGAAACACAGACGGCTGGTACAGGGCCGAGGTGTAATCGTCGTGAGCAATCATTGACAACACCGACTCACGATGAGTTTCTTCAATGCGCTTACGTTCTCTGTTGGCTGATGCTCTCTCGGCATTTCTGCGCTTGAGAATCTCAGGATCTAGTTTTGGTTTTTTGGTAACCATGCTTATACCTCTTTTGTTGTTTTAGGGGATTCGGGTTTACTACTTCAAATGACGCAAGTACTTGGTGGGGTAAAATCATTCTGGTGCCAGAGGGTGCTCCACGTCGGGCACGGCGGGTTCTTCAGGCTGAGGCTCAAACTCAGCACGAAGCATGTCTTCGATGCCACGGTCCTTGATGATTTCGGATACCACGATCTTCTCGTTTTGAGAGACGAACTGTCCCATGAACGCCCACAAGCTGAAGTCAACTCCAAGATGAACCAAGTCGCCTTCAAGCAACTGCAACGATTTGGTACCGATTGGAGTGGTTATACTACGTTGTGCGCGAGCGTTACGCAATGCCTGACCAAGCAAACGTATAGCAGGAGACTTGATCAGTTTCTTTTCCACTTCTTCATCGTAATTCCATTCCAACAACTTGAAGCGGTTGGCAAAGGCTTCGTTCGTCTTGGACATGCCAGCATAACCGGGATTCCATGAGGAAAGAATCCACAAGTTTTTGTTGGCATGTACGATTTCGGGACGGAACGAACCCTCATGGGTTTCCACTCCAGTAACCGGATCGGTGAACACTCGTCCGTCCCACACCGGCTTGCGGATGTTGACGAACTGGTGACGGTTGTCTAGCAACGGGTGGATCGCAGCGGTAACAGCACCGCTCATTGCGTTCACCTCGTCAAGGTACAAGATACCGCCGATACGTACCGCTAAGGCAACAATGCCCTCCATCCACACCAACTGCTCCTGACCATTGGCAACCACTGGTCGGTACTGGCCAAAGAGGTCATGGTCGGTGATTGCTGACGAACCGGCAAGAGTAAAAACCGGTAACGGTTTGCTAAGTCCCAACTGCTGTGCCACCTTGAATGCCATAACTTGAGTTAAGTATGTCTTACCTGACTGAGTGTCGCCCACTAGGGCGATAGACACCGGATACCCGTCGTTCTCGTCACGACGATTGAAGTATTTCATCATCACGTCGATATCGGTGAGGTTTCCTGCAAGAGTACGGGATACGTAGTTCTTGGGGTCGATGTTCGGTCGGAACGGATCGAGCGCCGGATCATCCAACGACTCGATTCGCAGGTTGCTGACTATCACCGCGTGCTGGTGCTGAGGGACATTGGACGCGGCGGCGTTTGGGACGTTGGAACGTCCCAAGATAACAATGCCTTTGGGCAGTATCTCAACGACGCCCAGCATAGGCTCATCGAACGTCACTTCGATTTTGCTGCCGGGGCCACCAGGCACCAACGTTGCTCGGGTGATTGTTCCTTCGGCATTCTTGAACGGCGGGTACTTACCCATCACTCTCATGCCTTCTTTTAATTCTTTGGTACTTGCCATTCTTACCATTCCTTGTCTCGTGTTGTTTTACCTTGTATAACAACCCACAAACTCATGGGAGATGCGGGGATCTTGATGTGACAGAAGTCACAGTCACTTGGGATTCATGTACGATTTGTTAGCAGTGACAAGGTTGTCATCTGCTGAACAAATTATGGGGGTGCTCTTATGCACACCGAGTATAAAATACTCGGCTTGTTTGTACCCTAACTTATAGCACTCAGGGGCCAAACAATAATCATAAGGGCGTTCACTTGGCATTTCTGCGTTACAGAACGCACAAAGTTTTGTCATTGGTAATCACTCCTCTTCTAAAAGCCAGTAATCGTTTATGAACTCCATAGAGTCTTCCAATTGAGACAACACAACTAGCAGTTGAACCAAGTGTCTAACGATTACGTATTGATCAGTGTATTCAATGGTGTCTGAACTAAACCAACACTTGGTTGGTGTTGCCTCTCCATTGAATTCGATTGTCACGGTTGTGCCGTGTTCAATCTTTCTTAAGACTAACAACAGCCTGATGTCGCTGTTTAACGCTATGGCTATCATTTGTTCTCCAATTCATTTCATTGATCTCTCCGAACCGCGTTCTCGAACTCTTCTTTGAGTTTGAGCCAATCAAACACCCAATCGGGGCAGTCGGTCGTGTCGCCGTTCTCGTCAACCGGTCCCTGAACGACCACGGTTCCAACAAGACGGTCGCCAGCCTCAACGCAACCGTACTCATCAACAGCAGCCCAAAGCTCAGTCGCCGTTTTGTTGAACGGCAGCCCGAGCAACTTGCCTTCCTCATTACACCAAATCGTCAGCGAGGTGTCGCTGTCGGCAGAGGCGGCCCAGTAGTCCGGTTTGACGGGCACAAGTTCAATCAATCCGCCAATTGCGTTGCTCAACGGCTCGTAGCCATCCAGTGTTTCTGGCTCAATTGACTCAAAGCCTTCGTCACTCACTCGTATCACGATTGATCTCGTCATTTCATTCCTTCCCTTCCTGTGGTTCAGGAGGATTGATTGGGTGGCGCATATCAAAACGATCTATTTTGCGCAATTCTGATGCTTTTCGCATCAGCCAGTTCCGGGTTCCACGACGGGTAAGTCCGTCGTAGGACCAACATTGGTGCCACTGAGACTTTATACCAGTAACATCCACTGTTCTCATATACAGGCGTCCTCGGTGTCGAAACGCGCGTATTTTTACTACGCTGTGCTTGTATTGATTAGCTTTCATTGCTTGTCTCCCATTCTGTCCAAGTAACGGACTCTGTTGCTTTTGCTCCAAATTTCTCCATGGAATCACGGACGATGTTTTCAACATGCATCTCAAAGAGATAGTCTTCTACATCTTCTAAACTAAGTGATGCTGACACCTCGTCGATAACTTTCTGAGTCGGTGCATACCCCTCTGGAAGATAGATTCCTTCGTCAACCTCCCAGGTTACTGTCACTGTCACTAGTTTCTTCACTTTCTTCTCCTTCCTCAAAGAGGTCGAAATCCTTCGCAAAGACGATAAGGTCGACCAACATACTCCAAAGTTCGGTGGTCGAACTGAAGTATGCGAATTGCCCAGTCACATCTTGTCTGATGTTGACAAAGTTGATAGCCCAACTAGACACGGGGATGATATCCCCGTCTTCTGTAACAGACAACATAAGGGTGGGCCCGTCGGATCTCATTACGAGGGCGTACTCTTTGTTGTCTTTGGTTGTTATTGGGACTGTGACAACACCCCAACTGCTTTCTTTCATGTTTCTATCCATTCCTGCCCGCTGAGAACCAGCTTGACATATTTAAGGACGGTACCGACATCTGGTCCGTCGTTGTTTATACCAAGGTTGCGTTGAAGCCACCTTAGATTTTGGTCTTCTGACATGTTTCGTCTATCCAACGGTATATCCATTGGAATGAGCATCATCCTGATTGCTGATCGAATTGAAACTTGCATCACTTGTCCTCCTCTTCCCACATCGTGTTGATCCATTCAAACTCACATTCCAGTGAACACACCCCTGTCACTAGGTGAAGTTTCTCAGCTTTGCTCAGGTAACTGAGAGTTTGGACGTACTCAACGAGCCTATTCATGGCCTCTGGCATGTCTTCTTCAGCGACCCCACCAAGTATGAGCGAGTACATCGCCCCCACCTCATCGGGTAGCACGTAGAAGTACTTGCTCTGACACACTGGGCATCTAAACGTGCCCAGCACATATAGGCTGTCACACTCTGGGAAATAATCATCGGGTGCTTTTACTGAATACCCGATTTTTTGCATTTCTTTCTCTGTGAACTTGATAACCATTGTTGCTCCTTTTTTCAGCTTGAATTTTGTTAAAAAAAACACGAGGCTCACATATAGGTGTGTGAGTCTCGTGTTGGACCTAGTCGTCGTAACGGTTGCGCCATTCCTCGTAGTACCATTCCGTTATTTCCTTCACCCCAAACGGGATAATGGAAGCAACGAAAAAGCCCAGAGAGAACAAACTCCAGTCCTCGTTGTATGACAGTAGAGCCAGTATAAAACTGGCTATGATCATCAACTCTGTTACTATCATTGCTTCTCCTTTTTCCTGCGGCTAGCGGCTGCTGTCCGCTTTTCTTTTGCTTTTCCAACACACGCTGCACATGGTGCTGGGTTGTTCCAAACCCTGTCACCGTACGGGTGGTCGACCTCGACGTGGTTTTCGTGACCACATCTGTAAATGCATACAAACTTCATGGATTCTCCTTTTTTGTGGAAACTAGAGGTTGTAACAGCGGGTTACCTTTCCCAGCGAGCAAGAGAAGACGGATAATGAACCAAACCGTCTTGTGCTGGTGATTTAACGCCATGATGTCGCAGGTTACCCTTAACCCGGAAAGGACGGGGCTAGCTGTTACAACCAGTGCATCAGGAAGGGGTCGAACCTACAACCTACAGATTAGAAATCTGTTGCTCTATCCATTGAGCTACTGATGCATGTCATCGGTGGGCACAACAAGCATGTGCGGGAAGTTCCTCGAACTACAGCCTACACTACCTAGGATGTGTACTGTATTCTTCTCAACTCTATGCAGCTTACAGTTGTTGATAATCCCATTGTTATCATGCCTATTGTAGGAAGCCATTTTCGCTTCATACATAATAGGGTTCGATGGTTACCTGCCCGACAACACACAGGTAATGGCTAGGTACTAGCAGCCACGACTAGGATGTGTAAACCCCACTTACGCCTGGGGGTACGGCGTTTTCGCGTTGGCTGTCTTTATATAGTACATCAGTCTACATTACTCATGGCCAACACTACACGAAGTAGCATGTTAGGATTCTCACCAAAGAGACTATACAGTCTGTTTGTATAGTGATTTTGCTACTACATTTACCGTGATACTGCCCACGGCTGCAACCTGTGCAACATAGAAATAGGAAGCATTTGCACATGCTTTGGTTTATGAACCACTACCTGCCGGGATACACCCAATGCGTTTCTATTGCGCATCTGTACACTTGTAGTTCTGCAGAACTACGCACTGCGTCTAGTGCCTAGGTCGGCTGTACATCACCGCTTAGATCTTAGTCCTCTGCGAAATTTCTGCGATGCTCACTTCACTTGCTCCTTTTCTAATAATGCCCCACTCAAATATGGTGGAGTCAATGGTTGATACAGCCAACAACGATCTTGCCAGTGCATGGATCAGCCAGTCTTGCAGGGGGTGAGACGGCGATCAACATACACTGGCTTATGCCGTATACAAGGCTATGTGCTGATAGCAACTACAAATGGGGGGTGAGTAGTGCTAAAGCAGACGTTGCACTCAGACAACCTGGCACAACGAAAGCATAGACCCATACATAGGCACAAGTTGTGACATTTGTCACATGATAGTGACAAGTGCCACATGGTGAGACATTTGTCACATGGTGAGACATTTGTCACACTAGGCACCTCGTACTGGACGTCGCACCGTTTGCGACGCAAACCGGTCCAACCAGACGCAGGGAGCAGAGATGCCCCTCACACTAGGCTGGGTATGGCAGGGCAGATTTCTCAGCCGGATTTCGGGCAAAGAAGAAAGCCCCCCACCCTTGCGGGCGGGGGGCAATCTCCCTGGGGGGGGGTCAGAGGCTCTTGGAGAGAGCCACGACCAACGCTACCAGTTGCTGCTGAGCAACTGTCCGCTGATCGGCGGGTGTGGTCACCAATGCCAACTGGCAGGCTGCGAGTTGGCTGGTGGCACGCTCTGTGGCTATCCGCACTTCACGCTGTGCGGGGGTCTCTCCGTTGTTGGATTGACCCTCGGTCAGCCGTGCCCACGCTGCGTTCTGGTCTTGTGCCCCTGCGAGCAACGCCCTCAGAACGTCCGCGGACTTCTTGGAAGCCAAGAGCCGGTTCCAAACCGTCTGCCCCGCTTTCGCGGAGCCGACCGCCGGAAGGCTGAAGAAGAGTCCCCAAACGATGAGGATTCCCTCCCAGCCCGCGGGTAGCGTGTTGGCGGTGTACGCCTTAGCGATGACGTCCCCGATTTCCCTGCGGATTTCGGTCTCCTTGAGAGCCGCAATAGCGGGGGCGGAGGGACGCAAGTCGTCCCACGCTGCTTTCGCGGTTGCCTTGGAGTTGGACGCTGTGGCATCTGCCAAGAGCGTTTGCCTGACTGTGTCTAACACCGACATGTTGTCTCCTTGTCGTAATGCCGGCGCTTGTCGCCGGTCATGCCATCGTTATGGGGGCGACCGGAAAGCGTCCTCGGTAGGGCCCAGCCCCCAATGATCACCCCACTACGCAATAGCCCTATTCTAAATGGGGGGTTACCCGTGGGTAACTGGGCACCTGGGTATAGGGTAATATAGACCTATACACAAGAAGGTTAACACATGCCCTACTTCTCTAACCATTACAGATATTACGGGTACTCTAGCGGTGAAAGACGACCTGACGCAAGTCTTACTGTCAAGCACAACCCAGATAAAACAACAACTCTTATTCGTGAATCCGGTGCTCGCCCTCTTGGGCATAATGGCGATATTCCCCAGCTTTTTACGATGGAAGAAAACGCTAAAGCTCTTGCGCAAGTTAGAAAACTTCGTAAAAAACGGAAGTACCGCAGTGGCGTGCCATTCTCAGAATCAGGACTGACGTACGACCATAAGAGCGGCACATTCCGCGTCGCCAAAGAAGACGACCAATTGCAGTTGTTTGCCCATGATCCCCCGAAACCTTCACAGGTTGAAATGCTAGTTTCCCGAGACAATATGGGAGCCAGAATAACCGCAATGACATTGCTGGGGCTAGCCGACATGGATGCACGGGCACGAACGGGGCACCCATTGCAAACTTCATCGGACTTGTCCCCCCACAGTTTGCGTCTTGTACGACATCTGCGAGACCGTGGAGCCGTGAGCAACACGGATGTTCCGAGTACCAGCACTAACACGATAGGTTTTGAGTTTGCTGAAGCAACCCTTGACGAGGCAGGAAATAATCTTAAGGACATACAACGCCCCGGTTCTGGATACACAGATAGATCCCCCGACGCCCGTAGTGCCCGTGAGCACATTATATCAATGCGTCGCCCCGCTAAGGAAACGCCTAAGCCGCAACCTACGCAGACCGAGCAACCTACATTGTGGGAGGGTTTAGGTATTCAACACCTTAATCGTACCCAATTCCAAATTTAATAAGTAAAGCCGCCCAACCGACAAGTGGGCTATAATAGACCTATTCCATATAGATAAGACTGAAATATAGTTGGGGTAAAAATTTGCCGGTTGACTGAGGAGGTAAACCGTGGTTGACTTGCTGAGGAATAGTAAAGAAACCTTTGTTGATGCTGATGACTTTGGGAGGTCATTTGATCCTAAAAGGACTTTCCGTCTTGCTGACCCTGAAGCTCATATACGTAGACTATCCGCATTTACCGCTGGTGTGGGGGATGTTGCTTCTACCCACCCAGTATTTAGTGACAAACAAATGTTTATTTCTCCAACTGATCCTAGGGAGCTATGGAATAGGTCTATTTACGCACCTAGCAATAGAGTAGACTTTGACGAACATGATGAAGGGCTAATCCACACAAGAGGTCACCTACATGAGGCTGCGAGGGCCTCTATTTACTCTCCCTTGCGCGACCCCAGATCAACTATTGGGGGGTCGGGGATTGTTGATGCCGCTGGCGATGCTGCCTTTTGGCACTTAAGGACTACTAGAAAGCCATACAGCCATACTATAGACATCATACCTGGAGAGCCTGGGTTGAGAAACGAGCATGCTGGGAATACCGCAAAACTTATTGGTGTTGTTCAGGAGGAGGACCTTGCGCGGAGCAAAGCCCAAAATAAGGAGTATCTCACGGGGAGAGGTCCAAATTATCAAAATACGGGGTTATCGACCTTTGATATTTATCAAAAAGAAGACGTAGACTGGCAAGCATTTGGGGATGACACACAGAGTAATAACTTTAGAGAGGCCATGGGCGATTTAAGACATAGAGTACGGGGGGTTCTGCGCGACCCCAGTTCTCCAAGAGTTCGTCAAATAATGGAACATGCATTAGCAAACCCTATGCCTATGCCAAAGATGAGAGGTAACTACCCAGAGATGTTTAGTCCACAATTCCTTAAAATAATACAGAAACCTCGTCCAGGAGGAGAATCTTGGCTAGCTGATGGTGATGCTGGTTCACCAGCGGAAATAACGCGTCTATACGGTCATACACAACATACACAAGACGTAATTGACTTGAAAACCGGTACTTGGGCCAAAATCCACCCAGACGAATACTTCCCAACGTGATGCTATCCTGGGATTTAAAGAGAATGGCATAACATGGTCAACATAAATAATTCTTCTCAAAGAGACCTATTAAGAAACCAAGACTTTCTTCAACCTGACATAAATACTGGGAGAATGGTCCGTTCGGGTAATCCTGAGGTGCACATCAATAGGTTGCATCACTTTGCTGCTGGTCTGGGGGCTCATACGCACGAGAGTGGGCCCAACCTCCACATAGCGGAAAATCGCCCAGGGTATAGTAGTAAAGTTTTAGTAAATAATTACTTAGACCCCCGCAAACGTTACGATCCCCTCATACAGAACTTTGCGTTTGATAGGCATGATGAGGGGCTAACAACCCCACGCGGGGTTATGATGGCGTCTCAAGCAACCTATCGTGACTCGTTGAGAGACCAAGGGAGAGACCAAGGCGTTGATTATTCTGGCTCCCATATTGCTAAGTTTGATTCAGACAAAGGATATAATGAACTGACGCATCGGATGCCCTATCAAGAATTAGTGACTAGCGCGCCACAGCATCGTACACGAGGCCAAAACCCCAGCGTACCAATGCGTGGGGAATTGTATAAAGCTGTGAATAGGGGAAGTATCCTACCATTCAACTTACTAAAGGAGACATGGGGAGATAATATACCCAGGTGGCGTGGGGTTGAAACCGAGGAAACCACGGAGGATGTTGGGAGTCACCCTAGTCGTCGTGACGCGCTAAACTCTATTGAGAGCAGATTTAGGAGCATCAATTTTCAAAATCGTGAGGATGTCCGACCTCAAACTCCTGAAAATCGTGAAAGACTACAGTATGCGCTTGATAATCCAAATGAAGAAAGCCTAAGATTTTTTCGTAGAACGTCTCCCAACATGCTTGGTCCACAGTTTGTGAATGTCTGGCATATGGATGAGAGTGGTCGCAGGTATGAAGATATGCTCGATTTACAAACCGGTAACTGGGCTAAACTTGATCCAGAAGAGTACTTCCCATTTTCCAGAGAATAGCCGTTTCTAAATAAAAGGAAAATTAAATATGAACACAACGTTTAACGACGACGAAAGTGACGACGAGCCAGACGAATCTACTCCTCAGGAGGTGCGAAGGCGTAACCACCCGAGCATGAGCGGGCGTAAGAAGCTTTCTCCGCTAAATCCTAGACAGTTTTACGCTCAGAGTATGCATTTTACGATGGTTAAAGACCTAACATCAGATGATGGGGAACGTACCGAGAGAGAATACGCTATAGGTGAGGACGATTTAGATAAACCGTCGGTTTCAACACACATTTATACCACCTATCCAGGGTCATCAGACTGGCAAATTAACGTAATTGGCCCTAACGGTACAGAGTACCACCGCCATAACAGTGTTTCATCACGCAAAAGAGCCGAAATGGTCGAGCGCGGCATGGTAAGTCGGCTAGCTGGACCCACTGGAGACCCCAAAAAGACAGCAGTTAGACAGTATGATGACGTTCAAGAGGGTATAAAGGCCCTTGAACAGGCAGCAAACGAAGAAAAATAGTGTAAATTAGGTATTTTAGGCTAAAATTAACAAAAAAGACAACAATTAGGCATGTCTATAGGGATCGGCATAACAACAAGGAACAGACCAGAATGTCTGGAAGCATGTCTACGTCACTTTACCGAATTTGGTCATGGTGACAAAGTTGTTGTTATAGATGATAACAGTGAATTATGGCAAGTTAATAAAATTGTTGCTGAATCCTTTAATATTAACGTTATATACAAATATAGCACTTCACGATTAGGTGTATCAAAGGCAAAAAATGCATGCCTATGGGAACTCCGCGACTACGACCATGTATTCCTGTTTGATGATGACACCTGGCCACAGTGTTATAACTGGGCTGAAACGTGGATCAACATAAATGAGGTAAATGGTGTTGGGCACTCTATGTTTAATGTCACTGCTGCAGAACTACTGGACTTAAACCCAGCATTTAGGGCAGTTGTTCAGCCAATTGCTTCAATTGGGGATAACGAAACGAAGATGGTTTCATTTTCTAACTGTTTTGGCGTAATGCTCTACTTCAATAGAAAATGTATAGATGCCCTGGGTGGTTACCCCAATGATGCCCCCCACCTGTATGGTTATGAGCATGCTCAGATTAGTAAAAGGGCAAATATGGCTGGATTTACACGGGGACACCAGTATCTCACTCCAGCAATAGCAAGTAATTTGATTTACAGCATTGACATCACATATTGCATGCTAAAAATCCTACCATTTTTTGATACTAGATGGATAGGGAACTTCCGCTCATCGGTAACATTGGAAGAATCATCTCAAGCAGGCAAAAACTCTGCCATAATGGACATTAGAGAAATATACTCCCCACTAGTACCACCATTAGGGTAATGATAAACATGTTTGAAATGACCATGCTCGTACCATCACGTGGACGGCCACAAAATATAATTCGTCTAATGGACGCTTGGAATACAACAACCACACGCAATACACGCCTTCTAGTATTGGTTGATAACGACGATCCCAAGCTGGACGAGTACCTCGCTATTCCAAATATTGACATACAGGTTGGCCCACGTCTAAGAATTGGGGGTACCCTTAATGCTGTCGCCCCAATTGAAGCAGAAAACTGCTTTGCTATTGGATTCCTGGGAGACGACCACTTGCCACGCACTAAGGGATGGGATGATCGGTTCCTTACAACGTTGGAAAAGGCTGGAGTAGGCATCACCTGGGGCAATGACCTTTACCACGGCGCAAACTTACCAACTGCGGTAGCCATGACTTCAAATATTGTCAGTACTCTTGGTTACTTTGTTATGCCGGGAGGGATACACCTATTTCTAGATAACTTCTGGCTAGCAATAGGTCGTGGGCTAGACAGCGCGCACTACCTAGATGATGTTGTTATTGAGCACATCCACCCATTTTTTGGAAAAGCAGCACACGATACAACTTACACTGAAGCAAATGACTTAAAAGTGTCCAATGCCGATGAACTGACTTTTAACAACTATGTTGCTACCCAATTACAAGCTGATCTGCAGAAATTGAGAACCTTAAAATGAGAGAAGATAGGTTTTTCCCGTTAGGCACTATCCCAGAGTATTGTACTGCCGAGTGGTATTTAGACCGCGAGATCGCACCACATGTTGACCAAGAAATGCACCGACCTCGCTTAAACACCGCGGCACAATTTGTAATGACCGTATGGTCACCAGAGCTGACTGTTGTTGACCTAGGTTCTGGTGATGGTGGGCTCTTATCACTTCTAACAGAAGTCCCCAAAGCTCAAAAATGGGGGTATGACCTACAACCATCAAATGTGGCTGGAGCAGTAAATCGAGATCAGGATGTTCGCTACGGTAGTGTATTCGATCCTATTGATTGGGCGGATATCGCTATTGCCACAGAGATGATTGAACATCTAGCAGGACCACACCAGTTTGTAAATATGGTTAGTCAGAAGAGCAAATACCTAATTGCTAGTTCTCCTTGGACAGAAAGTGTCAACAACCACTACGAATATCATGCTTGGGCATGGGATGTAGAAGGATACGCTCGTATGCTTGAATCCAACGGGTGGAGAGTTGTACGGCACGAAACGCCTGGTAATTTCCAAGTAGCACTATGCGAATCGGTAAACGTATGAAAAAAGCTCTAATTACTGGATACGCCGGGTTTGTTGGACGGCATTTTGTTGAAAAACTTGAAGGTTCATATGATCTAACTTTAATTGACATTAAAGATGGAAACGATTGTAGAGATTTCTTTAAAGTAGACGACACCAAATTTAATTTAGTAATTCATTTGGCCGCAATTGTAGGTGGAAGAGCCACAATAGAAGGCAACCCGCTGAAGGTAGCAACTGACCTTGCTATTGACTCCGACATGTTTCAGTGGGCTCTACGCACACGCCCAGACAGAACGGTGTACTACTCTTCTTCAGCTGCCTACCCAACGGCATACCAAACCCATACTATGAAGTATGCTCTCCACGAAAATCACATTGATCTGGACTCTGTTATGTCACCGGATCTAACCTACGGATGGGCAAAGCTCACAGGAGAGACCTTGGCTAAATACGCCAGTAACGAAGGTCTTCGTGTTCATGTTTTCCGCCCGTTCTCTGGATACGGGGAAGACCAAGATCTGGATTACCCGTTCCCTTCATTTATTGCGCGAGGAAAGCGTAAAGATAACCCATTTGAAATTTGGGGTACTGGAGAACAGGTGCGGGATTTTATACATATTGATGATGTAGTTAACGCTACTTTAGAAGCAGTTAAGCAAGACATACAAGGCCCCGTCAATCTAGGGTGTGGGAGAGCAACAAGTTTTAATGAACTTGCTAGCTTGGTAGCAAAAGAAGCTGGGTACATACCAGCTATTACTCATATATTGGGCGCACCTGAAGGGGTGTCATACCGAGTATGCGATCCTTCAAAGCTTTTTACGTTCTATATCCCCAAGATATCCCTAGAAGAAGGCATACGACGAGCTATTCGTTCCTGAAAGCTGAAGTTTCAGCCGGATGGTGCGTCCGGTTGACGCAAGGTGTCTTATAAACACCCGTAGACGGGTTCAACTCCCGTATCCGGCACTGTTATAATTGATAACATGGTTGTTACTTACACTATCAGCACTCCAATGATGCACGATGCACGTAGCATTGCTATGCGCCGTGCTACGGCAGAGGGCTGGGGTAGAGTGTCAGTAACTAACGTAAAGCAAGTTGGCGCACAAGCTTACGAAGTTACTTTGATAGTTTCTAAGTACTCATGAGCGACGAAAAGCAGTGTGATACCTCGACACAGTGTGTTTACTGTGGTGGTCAGCTGGTTCCAGAACATGCACACTATAAGTGTAAAGATTGTGGTAGACGTGACGCATGCTGTGAAGGAGTATATTGATTAAAAAGCTATTTGGAAGAGTCATAAGTGTCTCAAAATGGTCTTTAATAGTTTTATCAATATTCCCAGTTAGCTCTGCTAAAGCAGAACCAGTGACTTACACCGTAACAGGGGCTAACGATCTGTGGTTCACGTACACAGAACCTTCTGATTTCAAGGTACGTACTTATGCATGGCAGTACGGTATTGACTCGATGCTATGGCTATACGACGCGCAAGATAACCTAATTGCTCAAAACGACGACTTCTTTGGTTTGGATTCATGGATTGAAGTACCCGTACAACCAGGTACGTACAGGTTGCGTACTGGGGTATGCTGTGGAGATCCAAACAGGTGGTATGGTACTAGCTATACTGTAGAGCTAAACACCACCCCAACGAACACTCCTGAGACGACAACGACATGGCCGGAAACTACAACATCCACAACTTCAACGACGACGAGTACTACCACTGCCCCAACAACGACTGTGCCTGTCACGGAACCCCCGGTTACTACGAGCACCTCAACGTCTACGGAGGCCCCGACCACTACGGAAATGCCGACCACTACGGAAATACCGACGACCACGGAAATACCGACCACTACGGAAATACCGACAGCGCCCAGTATTCCCATTGTGATTCCCCCGACTCTCCCTTCTACTACCACTACTACCACTACAACAACGGTCGTCTCAACGTCTACGAGCACCTCCATACCGGAGTCAACCAGTTCGTCTACCAGCACGCCCACAACAACGACTGTGCCTGTGGAGAATGGCCCTCAGGTATCTGAGGAAGAGCTACTAAATCTCTCAGACGAGGAACTCACCGATCTAGTAGAATCTATAGAGATAAGTGAACTAACTGAGGAAGCAATTGCCGCTGTATTCAGCGAAGAAGTACTTAGCGAACTATCTGTAGACCAGGTAGAAGCACTAATTGACGCAATTGAGCCCGAAACATTGTCTGATGAACAAGCTTTAATACTGTCTGAGGCTTTAACTAACGCCCCAGATAGCGTAAAAGAAGAGTTTGAATCTGAAATAGATGTTTTTGGTGGCCAGTTTGACACATACGTACCCATTGGTTCTACGGTGTCCGTAGGCGCACGACGAGTAGTAGTTGCTGCTGCGGCAGCAAGTTTTGCAATGCCAACCCCCACTAGCTCAAGGAAAGTTAGATGATTAAGAAATTCTTTAAAGAAACGTCTTCGCTGTCATGGACATTGGGTGGAACAGCCCTAGTATTAATTACATTAAGTGGGCCCACAAAAGCAATAGGTTTATGGATATCCGGTGTATCATTAATTATCCACTTTCTCGGTGTCTTTTTTACAAAAGAAATGGAGTCTGAGGAATGAAAAAAGCTGTATTATTATTAGCAACATTACTGGCTCTATCGGCCTGTTCGGACAGATATAGGAACCCTGCAGATGACCCAAGAAACCAATCAACGACAGTTGTACCAGCCCCGTAAGCGCTTATCTCCAGAAGATCTAGAGGCACGAACCAGAGCGGTGGTTATTATGACACTTGCCGGAGTACTTCTATTCAGTGTATGCGCTTTACTATATTCATTAATCTTTGTGTATCAACCTGCGGAGCAGAGTCCAAATGATGCGGCATTTCTTAAAATACTTGAGCCTCTCATGTTTAGCATTGGCGGCGCCCTTACTGGCTTGGCTGCTGGGCGTGCTATGTCTTCTGGTAAAAAAGAGGATAGCGAGTAATGGAGCCGGTGTACATACCAATTGTGGTCGCTTTAATAGGTGGGCCCGTAATGTGGTTCCTCCATCGGTTTGATAAGCGAAACACCGAGCAGCACGGACAGAACATGAAGGTCTTAGAGAGAATAGAGCATAAGCAAGACCGCATGGACGGTAAGGTAGACCGCCTTGATGAGAAGGTAGATCGGTTAGACGGGCGGGTAACTAATCTAGAGGCAGTAAAAACACGAAAGAAAAGTGTATAATTATTAACACGGAGTCCGATTGGGGTGGGCTATCTGAGGATGGCCCACCCCACATTCTTAGGCTAAAATGGAACCATGACTAATACAGTTAACTATTCCGTATCTAAGGGCCTGCCGTGGGAGCGCTTAATCATAGTGCGTGATCAACGTACTCATAGAATTATTTTTCCTACATCAGCACGCGGCAGCATCAAGACAAGTACTACTGGCCGCAAAGAATTCAATGTAACCCTTACAGCAGAAGGTGGCATACTACTTGGATTAACCGAGGAAGACACCACAGGTCTACCGAACGGTAACTTAGAGTACGATGTTTTGGCAACTTATCCAAGAAAAGCTCCATATTCAGGAGCTAGCAAAGAGGTAACCAGACCTGTTGCTCGGGGTACAATTACTGTTACAGGGTTGGAGAATATTACTCCATTGGAGGATACGCAGGCTATGGAAATTAGGTTTAAACAGCGTGTGGACTTCCGTAGAACCTTTACCTGGAGGGACGGCGCAGGTGCAATTATTTCAGTGCAAGATGCCTTTATGCAGGCAAAAGACTCCTCTGGGACTACTGTACTTGACCTTCGATGGTATTCGTCTACACCGTCCGAAGCAACAGTTATTGGGTTAACTGGTAACAGACGTGGTTACCTGGCTCCCTCAACTGGGGCAACTCTAGAGATGCACGTATCTGATAAAAACACCATCTCAGCAGGTATCTACCCATTTGACATGTTCGTTCAAGACTCCGCAGGAGACTGGGACTGTTTGGCTTCCGGAACAGTCGTCGTTGAGGCTGCCGTATCAACGTACCCAACATGAGCACCGTAGAGGTAACAAAGTCACCAAACAAGTTTGTTACCGTTACAAAAACCCAAAACATATCGACAATCTCCCAACCGGTTGATCGAGTAGTTGAAATCCGTGATACAAACCAGATTGCTATTCCAATTTTTAATTACACCCATACACAAACTGCTGCGTCAGCAACGTGGGTTATACAACACCTACTTAATTATCTCCCAGCGGTAACCACGGTTACAACTGAAAAACAAGTCGTATTTGGGGATGTGCGCTATACTGGGGATAAGCAAATCACGGTATACTTTTCAGTTCCTTTTAGTGGATACGCCTATCTGTCCTAGGAGATCTCATGGCGACTAAGTTTTTAAATAACGTAGACCTCAGCCAGAACCAGCTGATTAACGCCAGGTTTGAAGTCATTGCCGGTCCTGGTGACCCATCAAGTGACAACTTCGAAGGTCGTCTGATTTACAACAGTACTGAAGATGTAATCAAGGTATACACCGGCAGTGCCTGGCGTAAGATGATTCACAACGTTTCTTCGGGTGGATCGTACTCGGGTTCGCTAAGTATCACCGAAGCTAACGGTACTGTAACCATCACCCCCAACCTAGCTACGCAAAGCGTTGCTGGTGTTATGTCTGCAAGTGACAAAACCAAGCTAGATGGTATTGAGGCTGGGGCAACCGCGGACCTCACCGCTTCAGAGATCCTAACCCTGCTACTTACAGTTGACGGAGCCAGCAGCGCTCTTGACGCCGATCTTCTTGATGGTAGCCACGGATCACATTATCTAGATCGTACCAATCACACTGGAACTCAAGCGGCTTCCACTATTTCTGACCTGGCTACCACGGTCAAGGCGTACCGTCTTGATGAGTTTGCAGCACCAACAAGCCCTGTTGCCTTTAACAACCAAAAGATTACTGGACTTGGTACACCAGCTGCCGACACTGATGCTGCTACTAAGGGGTATGTAGACGCAGCCCGATCTGGTTTAGACGTTAAGCAATCGGTTCGCGCGGCGACTACAGCATCTGTAACTCTGGCCAGTGATCTTGAGGCTGGGGATACCCTTGATGGTATAACTCTTGTTGCTGGTGACCGTATTTTGGTAAAAGACCAGAGTACGGCTTCAGAAAACGGCATCTACACGGTTAACGCTTCGGGTGCTCCAACTAGAGCGACCGATGCGGATAGCGATGCGGAAGTTACGGCTGGCATGTTCACCTTCGTTGAAGAAGGTACCGTAAACGCAGACTCCGGCTGGGTACTCACTACTAACAACCCAATTACTGTCGGTTCAACCAACTTGGCGTTTGCCCAGTTCTCTGGTGCTGGCCAGGTAGTTGCTGGTGACGGACTTACTAAGTCCGGTAACACACTAAACGTAGGTGCTGGAACTGGTATCACGGTAAACGCCGACACCGTTCAAATTTCAGCAGCTTATTCTGGTCAAGCAACCATTACAACCCTAGGAACCATCACCTCTGGTACATGGAATGGTACTGACATTGCCGTAGCTGACGGTGGTACTGGGGCTTCGACTGCAGCTGATGCACGTTTTAACCTTGGAGCAACAGTTTCAAGTGCTAGCGTTTCTCTAGCTCAAAAGTACACCACTACAATTGGTAATACCAACGCTACTGATTTTACGGTTACCCATAGCCTAAACACCCGAGATGTAGCCGTAACTGTCAGGGAAGTTGCGTCGCCTTACGCGGTAGTTTACGCTGACGTAGAATGCGCGACTGTAAACGCCATTACGGTTAAGTTTGCAAGCGCCCTAACTAGCACTCAATACCAGGTAACAGTCGTAGGCTAATACACAAAAGGCAACAACAGATGGCTAACTTTCTAAAGTCCCTCTTTGTTAAGGGGGTTGAAATTGATACAGCTGGTGCAGCCAATGGTAACGTTCTTTCGTATAACGGTACTAAGTTTGTTCCTGCTACACCAGGTTCAGGATCGTTAGCCCTCGATGACCTTTCTGACGTAACGGTATCTTCTCCCAACTCTGGTGAGTTTCTTAAGTACAATGGTTCTGCATGGGTAAATGACCCCATTGACCTTGGAACCGACACAACAGGTAACTACATGTCTGGGGTGTCAGCAGGTACAGGCATTAGTGTGACCCATACCCCCGGTGAAGGCTCAACTGCTACTATTGCTGTTGATTCTACTTACACGGGGTTTGTTCCTACTGGAACTGTGGTGCAGTACGCAGGCCTTTCTGCACCTTCTGGATGGTTGATTTGTGATGGCACGGCCGTATCTAGAACAACATATTCAAACCTGTGGATCGCATTGGGGGAAACCTCTTCCGTGTGGGGGCAAGGAAACGGGAGCACGACCTTCAATCTGCCCGACATGACCTCCAGACTCCCATATGGTGGGAACTCAGGAGCAGTATCACCAACTGTCACGACAATAACAGCCAACACTGATCATAGTCACAATGCTAATTCTGGGTGGGAGAATTCTAACCACTCTCATACGATTAGCGCGAGTTCAGGCAACAACTCCACTAACCACAACCACTCAATCACATCTAACGCGGGCAACGTAAACGCTGATCATTCCCACAACTGGGGTAACAACACGGGTAATGTGAGTAACGGCCATACTCACAACTACACTGGTAATGCTGGCGCTACTAAAACTACAGCTGACATCAACCAAAACCACTACCACTACGTCGGTGGAACCACGTCAGGGATTAGTACTAACCACCAACATCCAATTACCTCAAACGCTGGTAACCAGTCGCAGAACCACAATCACATTATTGGTGCCACGGCTGGTATCCAGACGGGGAACCACGACCATACGATTACTATAGCATCGACAAGTTCAATGACACATTCACACACCTTGACGGCAACTCAATTCATCTACATCATTAAGGCATGATTATGGACAGAAAAGTAGAACGGCTTAGAGATCATCCAGTACATCGAGGAGGAGTAGGCTTCTATCACAAAGACTTATCTACAACGTCGACTGGATTCTTTGCTTTATCTGGAGCAAGACTAAACCCAGAGGTAGCTGTTGACCCAAGTGGTGTATGGGTTCGTTGCGATAGTGCATCGTATGGTCCGTACGGCTATCATCGTTGGGATGCGGAGTTAGAAATCTGCAACTGTGGACGTACAGATGAACCAGATCCATCGTTTGGACATCACGAGATCGTACTAGCGAATATCAACTTCGTATTTTCTGTGATAAGTGCAGTCCCCCACGGTTATGTACTCTACTTCGAACTAAAGAACGAGGTAGATGAAGAAACGTGTATTAGGCAGAGACATTCAGATTGTGCTAGATCTTTGCAAGAAATCTTTAGACTAATGCTTGAGTGGGACTACGCTTATACGGAGCTAAACAACAGAGAAGAAGTAGCAACATCTTGTCACGGGATCGTCGGGTACCTAGACATCCCAGAAGATATTAAGTCATGGCTATTGTCTGCTCTACCAGACGAGAAAGTGTCTAAGTTCATCAAGGGAGATCCTAACGCAACAACTCCAGCGGATAGAACGGAGGTACCTGATCTAGCTTCGGAGTTTAACGAGTGGGTGTGTGAGAAGATTCTACAGTCTAAGCCAATTGGAGGGTACAAGTGATCAAGTTTGAGTGGCCAGCAGGTCGTAGTGGTGGGATTCTAGTAGCAGACAATGCTCTAGACGAACAAGTATGTCGTGAGTTTCTTAATTACGCTTCTTCCGTGATTGACGTTATCGGACACCAAGGTAAGACAATAAGCGGTGTTAGACTAGATCACAAGAACTCAACAGACATGGTGATTTCACACATTTCGATCCAAGAAGAGCATCAAATGACTGTACAGCCTATGCTACGGATGTTTGAAGGTGAAGTGATAAGAGCTATTGCAACATGTGTATCTCATTACAGACATCAGATCAGAGCTCTATGGGAGTGGACAGATATCGTCGATTCAGGTTTTCAAGTGCAACGATATAAGACGTGTGATGGGTACTATCGAGAACACTATGATTCAGCGCCATGGGTCTCACAGACAGCTAATAGAGTTCTATCTGCAGTCGTCTATCTGAACACTGTCGAGTCTGGGGGAGAGACAGAGTTTCCTCTACACAAGGTTGCAGTGAATCCGGTAGTCGGAAGAATATGTCTATTCCCTTCAAACTATACTCATCCGCATATGGGTAACCCGACATATTCGCAGGACAAGTGGATCATTAGTACATTCTTAAGTAGTCATCCATACGGTACACCTACGAACTTTCAGACGATAGAAGATCTACATTCGACTCATCACCACGATCACAGTCATATTGGAATCTAACTAAACAAGGAGAATAAAATGTCCGATGTACAGATTGACGTTAACACCGTAATCGAGTCACTAACAACGCAGATTGCACAGCAGGCTCAGCGTATAGCCATCTTAGAGGCTACAATTAATGCTATCCAAAAGGCCAAGCAGGAGGTCCCCGATGTTTCTGACAAAGCAAAATAAAGCCCTAATTGCATCCTACGCTCGTAGCGTTCTTGGCGCAGGTGTAGCTACTTACACCGCTACCCAGGACTGGAAGCTAACCCTAAACGCTCTTTGGGCCGCTGCCATTCCAGTTGTAATGCGCTTCATCAACCCCAAGGACGCTGCCTTTGGCAAGGGGGCCGAGTGATTTACCCCTACATTAAACTGGTACTTCCCTCAGCCCTAGCAAACCACAAGAACGGCCAGCTCCCCCAAGAGCTGCTTGCCAAGGTGAAAACTGGTGGGTTGATGTACAAACCTGCCGCTGAGCAGTTCAATAAGATGTACGATGCAGCTCTTGCTGCCGGTCACAAGCTCAAGAACGTCGGTGACTACCGCTCGTTCCAGGGTCAGCTGAACATGTTCATGGACCGGTACACCACTACTGACCAGGGACGTAAGCCCCAGGTTACCCGCCAGTACGAAGGCAAGACCTGGTACCTCAAGCCCGGTAAGGCTCCCAGCGCTGCACCAGATCCCACTGGTAAGAAGGGTTCCAACCACGGTTGGGGCCTTGCCATTGACCTTGGTTACGAGGCTGGTGGCAAGCTTCAGTCCATGGGCGGAGCTTGCTTTGAGTGGATGTGCGCCAACGCCCCTAAGTGGGGTTTCTACCTTCAGACTGGTGACAAGAACTCCAAGGAGTTTGAGTCCTGGCACTGGCAGTACTGTCTTGGTGATAAGACCCCAGACGGCTCTGTAGCAGCTCCAGTAGAGGCTCTAGTACCTTCTGGTGGTTCTCCAGAGGCGGGCCCCATGAAGTTTGACTATCCTGGCACCCCAATCAAACGTGGCTCTAAGGGCCCAGCTGCCGCTCTTGTACAGGCCATTATTGGTGCTACCCCTGACGGGGACTTTGGCCCCCGCTCAGAACAGTCTCTAAAGGCATGGCAGACCGCTAACGGCCTAAAAGTAGACGGTGTAGTCGGGCCTGTAACATGGAAGAAGATGTTTGGCTGATAGGAGCCTCAAATGGCAGTTAGAATACAAATGCGGCGTGGTACCACTCAACAGTGGGCTGCAGCATCCCCCGAATACGCTACATTGGCAGCTGGTGAGATTGGTGTAGACACTACATCAAAACAGCTAAAAGTTGGAGATGGCTCCACTCCATGGGCGTCTTTGCCTTTTTTTAACTCAGGAACAATAACTGGGGTAACAGCTGGCACTGGGTTAACGGGTGGTGGGACTTCAGGAGTCGTCACACTCACTGTAGCTACGTCTGGGTCTACTGGTTTAATTACCAGAGGTACGTTAACAACCAAGGGTGATGTACTGGTTGCCTCAGCTGCAAACACACCAACAAGACAACCAGTTGGTACAAATGGTCAAATGCTAGCAGCTGATTCGACTCAAACTACTGGTTTAACATGGGTTAACGGGGCAACACTTGCTGGATTGGAAACACTAACAAACAAAACTTTATCAAGCCCCACTATTTCCGGTGGCACAGTAGCCGCTGCTACGGTTACAAACCCAACTGTTACTACTGGTACATTTACATCGCCAGCCTTAGTAACACCAGTATTTACTTCTCCAATAGAATCATGGAATGTTGTTGGCTCAGCACCATCGTCTACCCAAAACATAGACATTAAAACTTCATCTGCGTGGGTGTATACCAGCAATGCAACAGTAAACACTGTTCTTAATATACGTGGAGATGGTTCGACAACTCTCAACTCTATGCTTTCAAATAACCAAAGCATCACAGTTGCGGTAGGTGTAACAAACGGTTCTACACCGTACTACCCAACATCGGTAACTATTGATGGTTCATCAGTTACACCTAAATGGCAAGGCGGTACAGCACCTACAGCTGGTAGCGCAAACAGCGTAGATATTTACGCTTACACTATCATTAAAACCGCTACTAATACATACACGGTGTTTGCCTCACAGACTAAGTTTGCGTAATGCCCCTAGTATCCACCTTTTCTTCTGGGTCTTCACGATCCCTAGGTCTTGGCAGTGGTATAAGACCGGGAGCCCCAACAATAACTGGTATTGCATATTTGAATGGTACTACCGGTGGACGATTAGAGGTGTCGTTTACTGCTGGTACGGTTGGTACAACAGCCACAACTGACTATCAATACTCAATAGACAACGGTTCAACGTGGGTAACTAGATCTGGCACTGCATCTCCAGTAGTTATTACTGGATTAACAAACGGTACAAGCTATACAATAAGGCTACGTGCTGTTAACTCAATTGGAGCCTCCGAACAATCCAACTCTACGATTGGTCGTCCAGTTGCCCTACCCGGTGCACCGACAGTTACTGTTACAGAACATGCTACTGATAATGGTAAACTAAGCGTTGCTGTCACGGCAGGAACTGCTGGTACTGACAACCTAAACGGTAGCACCCCGTATGAGTACAGTTTGAACTCTGGAGGTACTTGGACTGGTGTGTCATCTGCTAACTTTACGATAAGTGGGTTAGCTGATGAAGCTTCTTATACTGTAACTGTGCGAGCGATTACAACAAATAATGACAGATCTACAAATGGTAGTGGTACCGGATCAACAAAGGCAATTGCCCCAGTTGTCCCACAACCGTCAGTTTCTATTAATGGTACAACTGTCACAGTTTCATGGGGTGCAATAACAGACGCTCATAGTGGTGTTGCATCAGCAACTCTTCATGAACTATTTTTTGGAAGTTCCAGCGGATTTGTTTCCGGATCAAGCTATGTAATACCGTCTAATAAGTGGTCTGGTTCTTCAACTACATTCACAACACCCTCCAATAGACGCGCTACACCAGGAGGAGAATCTTGGCTAGTTGTGTATTATATAGTTGCTACTGACAATGTAGGTAAGTCAGGTCAAGGACCAGGTTCTGTTACTAGATGGACTAAACCTCTCGGTACTTTCTACGTAAAAGCAAAAGGGTGGGGAACCTGGGGGAGCAGCAGTGGTTGGAGAAACGATCCTCAAAGTCTCGTTTCTGTATTATCTGGGTGGCTCAACACTACCTATGGATATCAGTACGGCTATTGGTTCTATGGTTCAAGCGTTAGTGATGTAACAAAGGGATTTATCCCTGATAGTGCAACTTTTCGCACACTTAGAGGAACAGCGGATGGTTGTTCAGGAGCTGTTGTTGCTTTTGCAACACACAACTATGCGTCACCACCTGCTGGCGCACCTGTCAACGACACAGCCTATTGGACAACTGGAACATCACAAACGCAAGGCAACGCGAGAGAGTTTACACTAACCTCGGGAACACGTGGTCGCATGGCAGTTGATAGTGACTTTGGAATGTTTATGTATCCTGGAAATGCTGATGGTAGTATAAACGGAACAGCTGCTACTACCTGTTCCAATGGAACTACTTATCGTGTTTTTAATTCACCTTGGGGTGATGCAGACTCTGGCAGACTAACAATAGTATTCAACTAAGGAGTATCTCATGGCTAATGAGCCCATGGACCCGGAGACAAAACAGAGACTTAATGCTTTAAAGAAAAGAAAAAGACTAGGTACTAGTCTAGAAGAGATTCTTGAGAAAAGTGAGGAGTCTGAAGTCCTTGCTAAAACGTTGTTTACAGACACAAGCTTAGACGACTTAGACGAATCAAACACAGACGAATCAAACACAAGCTTCGACGACTTAGACGAATTATGCAAAGAATTAGCTAGTAGAATGACTAGAGAACTTGATGAAATAGTTGAGTTTGGCCAAGCTGAGGAGTACGCTGAAGGTACGTCTTTAATGAGCACAAGAGTTAAAAGTATGAAGTTTATGGCTATGTTTGAAAAAGTCACATGTGACCAAATTAAAACTATTAACGATTGGGAAACACTTGTAAAAGATGAAGACATACCCAGGATTGCTCAAGAACTAGGGTTAGAGGGAACATTAGAAGTTGTATTTTGGAAGTGGGGGTCAGTTTATCATTACGGACCAGGTGAAAACTTTCCTTATACAGAATTTTATCTATGTAAATCAGGGCGAGTAGCTTCAATAGGTCGTAAGATACTGGATTGGGAAAGAGACTACGGCTTTTCCCGAATAGATGCAGGTTCACCACCGGGTGATGTAGCAGAGCGTAAAAAGACAAAACAAGCTAGAGAAGAGTTTATTGATATGGCATCACAATATGGTGTAAACGTTCGTTCAAGAAAGAGAAGTTAGCAAGTTGATAATATTTACTATTCTAATAATAATCTTGTCTTTATACATGCTGCTTAGAGACACCTTAAATAGACTGCAGTCTATAGGCCCTGTTTATTGGATAACACGAGATAACACACCTAAAAAAACACCATTGTTGTCTATTGGATTTATGCGGCAGACTAACTTTCCTTGGAAAGTAGGTAAGGGTTTACAGGTAAGTATTGGTAGGTATTCGTTTCAATTTGGTATTTGTAAAAAATCAAACCATTATGATGAAACTGAGGGTATCCTAGGTGCCCTAGGTGGTAGGTACTTAGATACTTCAACAAGTGACATACGGGAGTGGTGATGTTTTTTAAACGAGAACAAAAACCCCAGACACACAAAAAGCTAGCACGAATTGAAAAAATGGACACCCCATCCATCATTAATTGGATGGATCTCACGATCATGAATCTTGGTCAAACATTTGACAGCTGGCGGTATAGCGACCTTCCAGAAGAAGAGGTTGCGCAACATTTAGATATTATTAATGCTCTCTGGGATGAACTTTTGATTAGAAAAACTAGTTTAAACAATAAATAGTGTATTATTGAGCGTACAGGAGACAACTAATGGTAAATTTAAACAGAAAAACAGACAAGGTAAACCCTCTCCCGAATCGTAAGGCTTTGCTTCGTGGTAACGGGCAAGATCGTAAATACCTGCACGATCTGGTTAACAGTATTAACCACCTTGGTTATGACTTCGGGGCTGTGTCACCCATAATTTCTGGTGAAATAGAAGATTATGGTTACTTAGTAAGTTTGCCAGATCTATTTTACTTGATCGATCGAATTTCTGAGTCTATTGGAATGCCTAAGAAACCGCTGGACATTCCTAGTCAGGGAAGCCTCTTCACAGAGGAAGTATAATTAAGCATGCAGCAAGTGGCAGAAGAGGGGTCAATACCAGAAGACATTGAAGCTCTTGAGCTTGATGAAACATCTCAAGAGTTTATTGACCAACTTGTTATGAAATTAATCTTATTTACAGAAGAATTTTGTAACGTAACTTTCTTCCCGTACCAAATACCGATTGCTTATAGGATGATCGAGTCAATAGTTATTGGAGATGGTGAAGAAATAACACTAATTGCTACTCGTCAATCAGGTAAATCTGAAGTTCTATCAAATGTCCTTGCGTCTATGATGGTGATTCTTCCAAAATTGTCCAAGGTCTACCCAACATGGTTGGGTAAGTTTGAAAGGGGGTTTTGGTGTGGAGTGTTCGCGCCCGTTGAGGACCAGGCTGACACGGTGTTCAGTCGTATTGTTAGTAAACTCACTAGTGACCACGCACTGGATTTTCTCCTTGATCCTGAGATTGACGACAAAGCCACATCCGGAGGATCTAGAGGAAAAGGACGAATAATAAGTCTTAAGCATTCTGGGTCTTTTTGTCGTATGCAGACCTGTAACCCTAAAGCAAAGATTGAATCTAAAACGTATCACTTTGTTCTAGTAGATGAGGCCCAAGAGGCTGACGAGTTCATGATAACCAAGTCAATAAAGCCAATGTTGGCGTTCAACAACGGAAGTATTGCGCTTACTGGCACCGCAACCCGTAATAAATCTTATTTTTACAAAATGATACAATTCAATAGACGACGGGATGTTAACTCCCGTCGTAACCACCGTCAGTGTCACTTTGAGTACGATTGGAAAACAGCCGCAAAGTATAATGACAACTATGCAAAATTCATATCTAAAGAAAAAATAAGAATTGGAGAAGATTCGGACGAGTTTCAGATGTCCTACTGCAATAAATGGATTCTTGAAAAAGGAATGTTTGTTTCAGATGAGCGTCTATCACGCATGTACGACCAGTCAATGGGCCTCGTAAAGCAGTGGTGGAGAACTCCGGTTGTTGTTGGTATTGACGTAGCTAGATCAAACGACTCTACTGTAGTGACAGTCTGTTGGGTTGATTGGGATCACCCTGACGGATTTGGGTTCTACGAACACCGAGTCCTAAACTGGTTGGAGATTAATAATGAAGAATGGGAATCCCAGTATTTTGAGATTATTGACTTTCTTCGCAATTATAATGTGTACAGAATTGGTGTTGATGCCCAAGGTGTTGGCGGTGCTGTAGCAGAGAGGTTGCAAATTTTGCTTCCAAAAATTGAGGTCCTTTCTGTCACCTCAGACGCCAAAAACCAAAACGAACGTTGGGTTCATCTGACTGAACTTATACAACGTGACCAACTCATTATCCCTGGCCACTCAAAAGCACGACGTACACGATCATGGAAACGCTTTAATCAACAAATGTCAGACCTAGAGAAAGTATACCGAGGGCCCTATTTATTAGCCTCAGCACCAGACGAAAAGGGAGCTTTTGACGACTATCCAGATTCCTTGGCTATCGCATGCGCCATGTCTGTGGCTGACACCATGCCAATGGTGACCGTATCCGAGAGTCCGTTTTTCAGATAAGAGCATAAAAACGTGGTAATCTAAATATATACACATCCATTCCAACAGGAGGATAACCTATGGCTGTAGCCCCCGCCCCAATGTTCCCAGAAAAAGGTGAACCACAATTTGAGAGAGCGCTTGCTCCCAGCATTCCCATGAACCGTGGTCCACTCCGCTTTGAGGAAGGCGTAGCAACTGACACCGACGTTCCCATGGACTTTAGCATTGGCGCCTACCAGGACACCGCCCCTTCGCCAATGCGGGTGAACCATAACAACCCCGAGATGTTTTACAAGTACCCTGAGGAGACCATGCGTGAGCGTGCCCACGTTGGCTCAGCTACCTGGATTGAAGCCCCTGACCACCTCCAAGAGTTCGTTATGGGTTCAATGGCAGGCGACGGCATGCCTCAGTTTGAGTACTCCTATAACACAGGTGGGCACATGAATCTGCCCAACAAGACGGTTGTTTCTGGCTGAGATCTGATACAGTAGTGCTCCACCAAAAAGGAGCACTTATGAATATCCTGCAGATTGCAGCAGCACTCAAATACCTTCAGCGCGTAACAGCTCGTGGAGTTGAGGAAGAGCAGGAACTCTACGCACTAATACAATCACTTTCAAATGCGTTGCCTAACGCAAAACCTGTGTATACTACGAGTGGCACAACTGCCGCATAACCACACTCTCAAGCAGAGTGGTATCACAAGGAGTATTAGATGTCAGATTCCAACGGTCTTATCAAAGACTTAATGGAGCGTCATACGGGCTCTATGAAACAAAAGTGCTCGTACACGCGCATCAAAGAAAACCTTCCAGCTGATGAAGCTGAGGCTGTAGAAAACGCAGAAAAGGCAATAAAAACGGACTCCGGTAATGGTAGAGCAAAGATTTACTCTTGCACTTGGTTGTCTGAAATTCTAACCAAGAATGGTTACCCAGTTAGCTCAAGCACAATTTCTCGTCATATGAACGGGCGGTGTGGCTGTGAGTAACCTTATTAAAGCGTTGACCGTTGCACCTGAATGGCCTGTGGTACAGCCAGGGCCCTCTGTACGAATGCCAAAACTAACGGCAAAAGCATCATCTAACAAAGATGGGTATGAAACCTGTGTGGTTCTACCGGACATGCAAATTGGTTATTTTAGAGCTCGTTCTGGTGAGCTAGAGCCAACACATGACGAAAAAGCAATTGATATTGCGTTTTCGATAGTTAAGAATCTAAACCCAAATCTTGTGGTTTTGGTAGGAGATAATTTGGATTTTCCTGAATTTGGAAAGTACAGATTAAGCAGCGCGTATGCATTGACTACACAGGCGTCCATAGACCGGGCTACAGTACTTTGTGCTCAATTACGCACGGCTGCTCCAAACGCTAAAATAGTTTGGTTAGCTGGAAACCACGAAGAAAGATTGGTGAACTTTGTCCTCGACAACGCAAAAGCAGCGTTCGGCATCAAGCGTGGGAACACCCCTGACTCTTGGCCTGTTCTGTCTATCCCTTATCTCTGCCGTTTCGATGATTATGGGGTGGATTATGTACCGGGCTATCCGGCGGGACAATTTTGGATCAACCAAAAACTTCGAGTCATCCACGGCACAAAAGTACGAAGTAACGGGTCTACAGCGCATGCCTACCTCAACACCGAAAAATCCTCTGTACTTTATGGGCACATCCACCGCCGCGAGTGGGCGGAGCGTTCACGTGACGACTTTGATGGACCCAAAACGATCATGGCCGCATCACCAGGTACGTTGGCCAGATGCGACGGTACGGTACCTTCCACCAAAGGGTCAATAGACTTGGACGGACGGCCAATGACGATTGTTGAGGACTGGCAGCAGGGCATTGGTGTTGTGACTTACCAACCCGGTGAGGGAAACTTTTTCTACGAGCAAATACCGTTTCATAACGGAACAGCATTTTTTAGAGGAAAGTTTTACAATGCACAAAACCAAAAAGTCTAAAAAATCTAAAAAACCAGCTATTCCAAAGCTTGTTTTAATTACATGGCTTGACGCCTTTGATGGCCCTACTGGGTGGGTGGACCCCGCAGAGTACAAGCCCCACCCAGTTCGCCCAATCTCAGTTGGTTGGGTAGTAGAAGATTTTTTAAAAGACCACATTACGTTAATTGGCACATGGTTAGCAGACCGTAACGAGTTAGGTAACAAGACTTATTACAGCAATCCTGCTCATATCCCGTTAGGGATGATACAATCAATAACATACATTGACGTTCCGAGTTCTATAGAACAACTAATCATTAATGATTTAAACACCAGGGGATTTAATGCCGATTGATTTCTGGTCACCAAGTTACAGAGCTTCTTCTAGTGATTTAACTGTTGCAATATCCCCGCTGGGTCTAGTTGAACTTGCTGATGAAGAGTTTGAAGTGCATGGACCTAGGCTAAACCGCTATAGCGCATGTTGGGCATGGTACCTTGGTCACCACTGGTCGTATCGTCGTGAGCAGGGCGAACAGAACATCACACTAAATTACGCTAGAACTTTTGCCGATTACATTACAAACTTTTGTTTTGGTAAGGGCGTACAATGGAAAGTTCCAGAACAGAACGCTGCAATTATCCCTCACCTACTACACAAAGTTTGGGAAGTAGACAACTCTAAGCACAACGTTTTATGGGAAATGGGGCAGCTTGCCGGAGTAACAGGGGACTGCTTTGTCAAAGTTGCTTACGAAGACCCATTTATTGACCCTCTAGGTATCACGGTTGAGGGGCGAATCAGAGTAATACCATTAAACCCCGCTCACTGCTTCCCTGAATACCACCCACATGATCGTGATCGTCTTCTGAGATTTAAGCTCAAATACCGATTCTGGGGGACTTCACCAGAAGGTACACGGCAGGTATACACATTTACTGAAATCCTTACTGATGACAGTATCGAACAATATATCAATGATGAACTAGTGGATCAGTACCCTAACCCGATTGGCCGTGTGCCAGTAGTGCATATTCCAAATATAACTATCACGTCGTCACCTTGGGGTCAATCTGACATTTGGGACATAATCCCACTTAACCGCGAACTAAACGAAAAGATGACCGAAATATCGGACATAATTAACTATCATGCTGCTCCCGTGACAATCATCATTGGTGCTAAGGCAAGCCAGCTAGAGCGTGGACCAAAGAAGGTTTGGGCTGGGTTGCCAAAGGATGCGTCAGTTACAAACCTAGAGTCACGTGGTGACATGGCTGGAGCTCTTCAATACATTCAGTTCCTAAAGCGTGTTATGCACGAAATAACTGGAGTACCGGAGACCGCACTTGGCCAGTTCCAACCAGTGTCTAACACTTCTGGTGTAGCTTTGTCAATTCAATATCAGCCGTTGATGAATCGCTACAACATGAAGAGAATACATTTTACAAAAGGTCTGGAAAAGATTAACGAAATAATCATCCGAACTGCTGCAATTTTCCAACCTGAGCTTCTTATTTACGACCCCTCTAAGGCCGAAGCGCCGGAGGGTGATCAATTGCCACAACTTGACCCAGCCGACCCTTTGACCTACAAAACTCAAGTACACTGGCCAGAACCACTCCCAGTTGATGTTCTTATTAAACTTAACGAAGCTCAGGCAAAGATGGCGATGGGGCTTGAGTCCAAAGAAGGCGCTATGCGTATGTTGGGTGAAGAGTTCCCACGTGAAAAACTTGCTGAGATATTTGAAGAATTGCGAGATGATGCTGTTGATCAAGGAGCGCTTGACATGCTTCGCGCACAGATCAACCAAGCGGTCATGCTCGCCACAGGCTTGCTACCCGGCCCCGAAGGTACCAGCACGGTACCCGCTGGAGGTGCTAATGTAACAAGTGCAGGTTCTCCTGCCCAACCTGGAGGCCCCTTACCGGGAACCCAGGCGACAGGCGGTCCTGTAGAAGGAATGGTAAACAATATAGTTGCAAAGGCATACGGAGCTAGGTTTGCCCAGCGCCGTGTTCCTGACGAAGAATAAATAGTTGTTTTAAATCAGTCATTATCAGCTCAACTAAAAGAGGTTAACTTATGTCAAAATTTGAAGATGGTATTCAGGTTCCCGTAGATCAGGAAGAAACTCCGGCTCCAAAGGTTCAGGAAGAAAAGTACTTCTCTGAAGAGGACATCCAAAAGGTGCGCCAACAGGAGAAGGAGAAGATGTACAAACGTCTAGAAGACGCTGATCATCGCGTCAAGGCACTGGAAGAAAAGCTAAACATTATTAGTAGCGAACGTGAAACGGCAATTAAAGAAGCCTCAGATCGCGCTAAAAAAGAAGCTGAACTCCTTCGTCAACGTGAGATTGAAGAGCTAAGCGCCAAGGAACTCCTCTTAAAGAAGGAGGATGAATGGAGCCAGCGAATCAACCAGGTTGAGCACGAATGGGGCCAGAAGTTTGCCGAACTTGAGAAACAGCGGCAGGCCCAGGATGCCATCCTTGAAAAGGAGCGCTATCTCCAGCAACTAGAGGCTTATCGCCAGAGACGTATCCAGGCGGAGTCAGAAACCATAATTCCAGAGCTGCGCGATCTTATTTCAGGTAATACTGAAGAAGAGATTGAACACAGTATTACCGTACTTCGTGATAGAAGTACTGCTATAATTGAATCAATCCAGCAGGCGAGTCCCCCTCGCTTGAAGGGGGCTCCGGTAACGGCTCCTCCGTCTGGGCCACTGGACAACCAAATGGAATATCAAACGGTTAGCGCGGAGGATATCCGCAACATGCCGATGGATCAATATGTAAAAATGCGTGAAAAGTTACTGTCAGCAACACGGTCTCAGCAACGGGGCCGCTACTAAACCCAAACTAACCACATCCATCGGAGGATATTAATATGGCATTACCCGCACCCGCAGGTGGAGCAATTACAGGTACAGCTACCGGTTCAGTGACCGGTTATACTGACGGTAGTTCCGCTCTATCTCCCGCAATCCAGCAAATTTGGTCAAAGGAAATCCTTTTCCAGGCCATGCCCGTACTTCGGTTTGAACAGTTCGCTGTTAAGAAGACCGAACTCGGTGTCATGCCCGGTTTGACCATCAACTTTATGCGTTACAACAACCTGTCAGTTGATGAGTCAGCAGGAGCAACCCTTAGCGAAGGTACCCGTATGGAGCCCGTCGCTTTGTCCGCAAGCCAGATTCAGATCACCGTTACCGAACATGGTAAGGCTGTCGCCGTCACCGAGCTGCTTCTCAATGCAGCTTTTGATGACGTTATGGCATCAGCTTCGCGCCTACTTGGTCGCCACATGGCTCAGAGCATGGACATCCAGGCTCGCAACACCCTCTACAAGAACGGTGTACCGTTCGGTGGTGGAGCAGCTGTACCTCCAAGCGTTGTGTTTGGTCGTACCGCTGTTGCAGCCCGTGGCTCAATCAGCCCCTACGACGGCGGTGACGTTGGTACCGCTTCTGCCCCCGGTTTCCTCAGCCCCGCGTCCATCAAGGACGCAGTTGAGGTTCTCGCCGGCCAGAACATCCCCCGTTTGGGCGACACTTATGTCTGCTTCGTACACCCAAGTCAGAGCCGCTCACTCCGTGACTGGCCTGAGTTCATCGAAGTCACCAAGTACGCTGCCCCCGGCAACTTCATGCTTGGTGAAATCGGTCGTCTGTACGACGTAGTTTTCATTGAAACCACTCAGGTTAAGAAGGGTCTGGATGCCACTGCTGCTACCTCCCCTCTGTTCGGATTGGGATCAACTTTAGACACCAGCGCTAGCGCTGGCTTCCAGGAAAACCCCAACTCTTTTAACGCCATTATGATCGGTGACAACGCTTTCGGTCACGCAATCAGCCTCCCGGTTGAGCTTCGTGACGGTGGTGTCATTGACTTCGGTCGTGAGCATGGTCTTGCCTGGTACGCCATTTGGGGATTCGGTGTAATCACCCACGAAAGCCGAGTAATTCTAAACACATTCGGTGGCGCAATTTCCTGAACCTAGCGTTCAGATGCTGTAGTATGGTGGGGGATAATTCCCCCACCATATTGCTGTATATGGTAAAACCAAAAGGAGAACACAATGCCTCGTAAAATTACAACCACAACAAATTGGGCAGAACCTGCTGAAGAGCAGGACGAAGTAGTAATTGAAGAGCCCGTTACCGTTTCTAGCACGGACGGAGATTTCGTTAAGGCCCGAGTAAAGGGAACATGGCTCATGATTTGGGGACTAACAAAATTTGACTTTAAGGACGGCAAAACCTACAAGCTTCCAAAAGATCTGTTTAACTACCTTCGTGCAAACGGAAACATTTACGACACTATGGCTTGAGGTGTAAATGCCTTACATAATCCCTAACGCAACTGATGTTGACGGTAATAAATTTATTGCCCTTGATCAAGCGGAACCAGACTCACTTGATTTTGAAATTTTGGGTGATAGGTCGACTGGTGTATTGTCTGGGTGTGCAGTAACTGCCTCAACGTCATCTGGGTTCCTTGCCATCGCTAGTGGTTTTGTAGCCCTTAGAGGAGTAGTATACGAAGTTTTTGGTGATGCTAGTAAACCACTAAACACTGGCCCATCATCTGGGTATAGATTTGATGCTGTTGTTGTTAGATGCACACCCTCAGCAAACACAGCATCTATCACTATTATTGACGGTGTACAAAATGTTACAAACCCAACGTACCCCAAGTCAGCAGCCCGTTTGGTAACTACTGATGGAATTAACACAGCTACGTACATAACAGAAAATGACGTTGTTTTGGCTATGGTGTTCCGTCAAGGAACAACATCCCCGTCAAATGCCAACATTGTTGACAAACGTGTAAACGTCCCATCTACCACAAGCCTCCGTGGAAACGTGGTGCCATCAAACGGCATTGGTTTGGATGGTGATTTTTACTATAAAAACTCTGTTGGCACTAGCTCATCAGGTGTGTACGTTAAGCGTGATGGGGCATGGATTGAGCTTCTTTTAAGTGATGACTCGGGTTCAGTAACACCTATTGGGTCAATCATTATGTGGCCAAGTAACGTCGCTAGCCCTAACCCTGCTAATAAAACGTTTTGGCTAGAGTGTAACGGTCAGTCGGTCTCAAAAGAGTCGTATGCTGAGTTGCACAATCTTTTAGGCGACACTTACGGACCTCAAACAGCTACCCAATTTAGCCTTCCAAACCTGTACTCTGAGACATCAAAATTTGTTACTGGTAACTCTACGGCGGGAGCCATTAGTGGAAGTTCAACAATAACCATCGGTTCGGGCAACTTGCCCAGCCACACTCACAGTCTTGGGTCGCACACCCACACAATTGGTGATCACACGCACAATATTGCCCATGGTCATGGTTCTGGCACCACTGTCAATGGTGGGCAACACAGCCACCAACCCTTGGGTGGTCAAGACGAAACGCCGTCAGAAGGTATTGGGTTTGTTACTAGGCTTGGACAAGCAATTGCTGGAGTTCTATACCCTGGAACTACCGGGTGGTTAAAGGGTTATGTAGTACCTGGGTCAGCTACCGCTGATTTAGTTGCAGATGGGCTAACAGGAATTGTTGGTCAAGGAATGCAGGTACACTACACTCTCAACACCACTGAGCACTCCGGGCACACCCATGTGTTTGCCACTCCTACCCACTCAGGAACAAGTGGTTCCGTTGTAAACCAATTATCTTCAACTGGTGGGCCGTCAGACGCAAACACAGGAACAACTGGTGCTTCAACCCCAATAACCCATTTGCCACCAAATATCAGTATGCGCTGGTTTATAAGAGCAAAATGACAGAAAAACTGCCTAAGCCATCTGGCACTGCCGACCAGATTAAGTTAAGGAAGGTAACCGCTGTTCCGTCTATGCGTGTAGAGCAGCCTGCGTTAAACCAACCTATACAAAAAACCGTCCCAGGCAAGGACTCGGCAGACACTCCGTCATAAGGTAAACTTATACCATGGCAACATTAGCAGACATTGAAAATATTGCAAGAACTTATCTCAGGGATTTCCCTAAGTTCTTTCAAACATCCTTTGATGTTGTCGGAAGAACTTATGATTTAAGCCATATCAACGTCGATTCAGAATCCTTATGGGTTGCCGTCTACACCACTGGATCTGGGTCTGCGTCTGCCTTAAGTGCCTCTCAGTACTCTCTTGATGAGCGCAACGGAATACTGCGTTTAGCTAACACGTATGCGTCAGGGACAAAAGTGCTGGTAGAAGGCTATTACTACGAGTGGGTTACGCCCACTGATCTTTCTTTCTATACCAAAAGAGCTTTAGAAAAGCATCTACATACTATCCACCTCTCTGTTGACCAGTTAGCTGATGTTGTGATTAACACTATCGGTATATCTGCAATTTGTGAGTGTCTGTGGGCGCTGATGACAGAGTATAGCCGAGACATTGACGTCATTACTTCTGAGTCAGTTCATATACCAGCAAGCCAGAGATTTAGAATGGTACAAGGACTACTATCTCAGTGGGAAAGGGAATACGCACGACACGCAGCAAATCTAAACATTGGTTTTGACCGTCTTGAAGTTATGAATTTGCGAAGAGTGTCTAGAACAACCAACAGGCTTGTCCCCCTGTACAAGCAGAAAGAGCTTGGCGACTTCTCCCCTATGGAGCGGCTATGGCCAGAAATTGACGATGGAACTGTTACCCCTGAAACTAAGGGTGATCGACTTCGTGAAGATGTTTATATTGACACAACCCCGCCGTCAGGCGCTACTACTAACGCTTTCCACTAATGAATCTTCATACCGAACTTTCGTTAATAAACAAACACTTTAACAAACGCCACAAAGAGGCTGGGGAAGAATTTGTTGTCTGGTACGAATTTGTTCCTCTCGGAACCTCTGCAGCACTAAACAGTGTTTATGATGACGTGTACGATGAAGCACCATCAGGTATAGGTGGGCGTAAATACAAGCCTGGTGTTATCTTGCCGGTGCTTCTAGTTTCAGAGGCTGAGGATCAACGTAGGTCTATCCCTGAAGGCCGTTTAACTCTAGAGACTATTGACGCTTTTATACCAATAAAAGCTATGCGAGATGCTGGTGTATCACACGTATGGGAATATAGAGAACATCTAAACGATGTGTTTTCCTACGATGGTAGATTCTATTCAGTCTTTGATTACCGGGTTAGAGGGCGTCTAAAAGAGGAAGTATTTGTCCTCTTACAAGGTCAAGAACTGTACGTTGACCAAGAGTTTGTCAACGACGATACATTCCCAACACTCAGCAGTAACAACCTTCCATGGCCTACATCCTTACCTCAAATAGGGTAAAATTAAGATAGTTATGGCGAGCGCCATAGCATCCAACGCCTAGAACTGTAAGGAGACCCAATGATTGGGAATTCTAAATCTGTGTCTTCTGATTTCAGTTCTGACGTTCAAGTATCTAAACCAAAGCCCAGAATGCCATGGGCTGTTCATAGTCTTATTTCTAAACTAGGTGAGTTCCACAATGCTGTGGATAGGGCCGTTGCCGAGTACCAGAAGGAAGTACGCCAAGATGCTGCTGCCGACTGGGGCGACGTAGCCAACACAATAATTGTTGAATTTGATAAAGAAAAAATGGTAGTTAATATTCACTCGCCACACCCCGATGCGACACTGTTGGAGTACGGTACCCCAGAACTACCACCAGCACCTGTTATACGTATGGCTTCCATCCGGGCTCAGGAAAAGTTAGTTCCATTAATTAAAGAAGAACTCTATAAATTAGGACTATCGAGAGGTAGTGGTCATGCCAAATAAGGGGTTCTTGCTTGCAGAAGATGCTGCGGTTAAAAACCGATTTAGCAACTTAACTGTTTCTGATGACAGAGACGCCAACCGAGCAGTTCAGGTGTTCTTTAGGTACCCAGAGGGAGAAACCGAAAAGGCATATCCGTTTATAACTGTTGAAATGGTGGGCATGTCCCACGACACCCGTAGACAGCTGTCTGAAACTACGCTGTATTACAGCAATAGCGTTTCGGCATCAAGTAAGTCTAATTACATTAATTATTACCCATCAGAACTGACCGCATCTGAAATGTCTTCTATGGTTAATAACTCTACTATTTTATCTGTACACTCGTTTATACCAGTTAACCTGGTATATCAAATAACTACTCACACCAGAAGTGCTCTACACGACAGACAACTTTCAAGTAAAATACTCCGCAGAGTAGTGCCCTTTAGGCAGGGCTTTATAGAAATACCTGAAGATGGTACTATTAGAAGGTTTGATTTACTGTCGTGGTCTACGTCTGACTTATTGGACAGAGAATCTGGTTATAGAAAACGCATATTTAGAAAGATGTTTACAATACAAATGAACGCTGAGATAGCTGCAACAGACCTAACACCTGTCAAGAAGGTAGCATCTGTAGTTGGTAATATATATGATAACGATACGGCAATTCACACCCTAACACCCCAAATTTCAGAGGAGTTTTAAATGCCTGAATATAAGAATCCAGGAGTATACGTATCCGAATCGGCATTCTTGCCGAAGGTGCGTAGAGGAGTAACCTCAAGATCAGCGGCTGCCTTCTTTGGTGAAGCACCTCGAGGACCCTCAGCCGCAACCCTAGTGCAGTCATGGTCTGAGTACAAGACACTATATGGTGATCTTTCACAGACCTCTGATCTTGGATTTGCTGTTTACCATTACTTTGCAAACGGTGGTAGAGACGCATGGATCACCAGAGTTATTGGTAGCACTGCTGTAACCGCAACAGCCACAGTTGCCTACTATCCCAATGGTTCTGGTCAAGCATCAGCCTCGTTGTTTACTGCTTCTGCAAAGAGCAAGGGTTCTTGGGGTAACAACCTTACCCTTGAATTCTCAAACGGAAATACCGCAGCCTCGTCAACGGTTATGCCTACATTTAACTTGGTAGTTAAGTTGAGTGGTATAGAAGTAGAGAGATGGAATGATCTGTCTCCAGACATCGCTAGTAGTCGGTACTTTGTTACTATCCTTAATAACTACTCAAGCTACATCACAAACGTTGCCGCTGGTTCAGGAATTGTAGCCAACGCTTACTGGATATATAACTCAGTAGCAACCACGTTTGCAAGTGGTTCAAACGGAAGCGCAGTGCAGGATACCGACTACGTGACGGCCCTTGGCCAGCTTGATTCAGTAGAGGGTGTGTTACTACTTAACGCCGTTAATAAAACTTCAGCAACTGTTATTAACCAGTTCCTTGCAAAGGCAGAATCCCGAGGAAACTCCTTTGTGATTATCGACCCAGACATGACCGCTGTTGATGTGTCTACCATTGGTGGTTCAGTAGTAGGAAGCTACACTAGTTCAAACTACGGAGCTGTGTACTACCCACATCTAACCATGGTTGACCCCTCTAAGACTGGACCGGGAGCAGTTAGGGCAACTGCACCAGGTGGTGCAATCGCTGGAGTGTATGTTCGCACCGAGATTGAGCGCAACGTAGCTAAGAGCCCAGCTGGGTACAACGTTACTGTTCGTAACTCACTGGGCCTTGGTACTTCATTTACCGAAGCTCAAACAGGTACGCTTTACTCAACCTACAACGTTAACGTATTGAAGACTGTTCCTGGTGGTGGAATCATTATCAATGGAGCTCGCACTCTAGACAAGGCAGCTCCTGGTAAGTTCATCTCTGCACGTAGAACTTTAAACTACTTGAAACAAGTTCTTAAAGAAGGTACTGAGTCTGCTGTGTTTGAGCCAAACGACTCTCGACTTTGGGACCAGATTACTGGGTCTGTCTCTGCACTACTTGGGGAGTTCTGGCGCCAAGGTGGTCTTAAGGGCAAGAATGCTTCAGAGGCTTACTACGTAATTTGTGATGCGTCAAACAACACGTCTGTAACCGTTGATAATGGTGAAGTACATATCGAGGTTGGTGTTGCCCTGCAATATCCAGCCGAATTTGTGGTAATAAACCTGTCCCAATGGACCGGTGGTTCAAACGCAACAGAGACACTCTGATAAGGAGAGATGATTAAATGGCACGTTCAGCGAGCACAGATCCGGTAAGGAACTTTAAGTTCCAAGTACAAATTCAACCAACTAGTAACACACGACTCGCTACTGTCCTTAACGGCATTGGAGATCTTGGGTTTGCTGCTATGACTGGTGTTTCAGTCCAGCACCAAATGGTTGGTTACCGTGAGGGTGGCATGAACACCCACACACATAAGCTAGTCGGCCAATCCGACTTTGGACCAGTAACATTCAGTCGTGGTGTAATTGCTGAGCAAAGCCACCTCTGGAAGTGGTCTGAGTTTATTCACTCTTGGAACCAGGCCGCTGGTAACTCGGGTTCAAACTCAACAGTTGCCAACGGAAATGACTATCGGTGCCACATTTTGGTGCGGGTTTTTGACCACCCACACTCAGTAGGAACCTACCAGGAATCTGGGGTTGTTAGTTCAGCAGCAACCAACCTTGGTAAGCCTCGTCTTGGAATTAAACTGTTCAACTGCTGGCCAGGAGCCTACACACTGAGTGACCTCTCAGCTGGTGACTCTGGGATTGTTGTACAACAATTGACTGTTCACCACGAGGGGTTTAAACTTGCATGGACAGAGACTGATATTACTGCTCTAGCAAGCGTTAACTGATTTAACTAAATAAGGAGAACAAATTGGAAAAATCAATAGAAGTTGAGTCGTTAGACCACGCATTTAAAGACCCCGCTCCATCAATAGCTACACCAGAGACAGTTATTGTTGAACTTCATAGGGGCTTGATAAATCCAAATACCGGTCAATGGCAAACAACGGCAGAGGTGCGAGAGCTAACTGGCAAGGATGAGGAGTTTTTAGCTTCTCTTGAAAGCAACAAAACTATAACGTACGCAATGTACGTCAACCAGTTGGTCAGCAGAGCTACTGTGAGAATTGGAGACACCCTGATCCAAGGCCACAAGGCGTTGATTGAAGAATTAATTACCGGTGACAGAGACACCCTTTTGTTGGGTATTATCAAAGCTACTTATGGTCCTGAGCGCACGTTTAACTACCCGTGTAACGCTTGTAAAACACCAAACTTGATAACTATTGAACTTGACAAAGACTTCCCAATTCAAGAATATGAGGGAAATTTGAGAGAGCCATTTGAGGTAACATTCAAAAATGGCAACAAGGTAAAGTTTAAGTACCCAGTTGGTTCCGACAACATTGCTATGGGCAAAGCTGAAACAACAGCTCAACAGAGTACAATTTTAATTTCTCGTTGTGTTGTTTGGCCGGATCACAGAGATTCTCTGTACAACGAAGAGTGGGCTAAGAACCTATCTATGAACGATAGAAACCTAGTACTAAGAGCCCTACTTTCACCAAAAGTAGGGCCCAAGCTTGGGGAGGTGAATACCCAGTGCGTACATTGTGGCGCTGATATAAACATCAATATCGACTGGGTATCCCTTTTACTCGCCTAATCTAAAAAGTATATACTGGGAATACGAAGGCGTAGCCTCTGTCTACAAAGGGTTTAGTTTAAACGACATACGGGACATGAGTGTCCGGCAAAGAGATTTTTGGTTTCGTATGGCTAAGTGGCGACTAACGGATGGAGGTGGTGGTTAATGGCAAATGATGATGAAATCCAGAAAATGGTTTCAAAAGAAACTCAGTCTATGGCTAAGGCTGAAGTTGGTATTAACGCTGACACCACCGACTTACGTAACATTACGGAAGCCCTTAAAAAAGCGTCTGAGGAAGGTAAACGCCTAGCGACAAGCCTGGGTCAGGCTGTGAAGGCCATGCGCCAACTAAAGGAGATGGGTCTCGTACAAGTGTACGACCAATCCGCGCATTGGAGTGGGGGTCAAGGTGGAGGTGGGGGCGGTGCTGGTGGTGGACAGCTAAGCGTCGGCAGCACTCCAGTAGCAGGTTCCAAACCAAGTCACCCAGCACCTGTAACACCAGCACCAAACGCCGTTGCAGCTGCGGGAGGTGCCCCAGCTGGTATTGCTGGACTACAGGGGGTAGCAGGTTCATTTTTTAGAGGAGCTAACCCTGGAACATTCCCAGGCGTTCCGGGGGTACTCGGTTCCGGTGGAACTGGGGTAATTGGTGGAGCTGCTCAGGTGGGAGCGGGTGGTCTTGGTGCAGGAAACATAGCAACAATAATTGGAAGTCTTGGTTCACAAATTGTTAGTGCAATTGACAAGCGTGTTGACGCTGGTAGAGGGTACTCACTAGCCGCAGATAAAAGCACACTAGTGATGCAGCAGCTCACAGGCATGAGCCAAAGCGGAGTAATGAACAACCTAAGAATGCCACTAACCCAGTATAAACTTGGAGTTAACGGTATTAACGAAATGCTGGACCTACAGGCCAGGACTGGTATAAATGCTGCAGGTCAGGCCCGAAGCGTTGAAATGATGAGAACTCTTAGCGGGTTTACCATGGATGCTGCTGGAGCTACTGGGATTATTGAGAGTATGGCTGACCCAGAAACAGTCAACAAAATGTTCATGATGACTGGTATGAGTTTAATTGGGCCTGGTGGTAAACAACGGTCCGCTCAATCTTTGATTGAAAGCATGGCTAAGCGAGCTGGACTAATGGACCCCAAGCTCGCCGCATCGGCTATGGCTCCAGGTTCTGTATCGCGTGCAACACTATCTCAAATGGGTGTTACTGGCGACATGCAGGAACAGGTTCTTAGATTTGCACAATCAAACGCAGCATTTCGTAAGCGCGGTGGAAAAGGCACATACGATCCAACAAAAGAAGAAGATCGTAAGCTTATGGGTATCGATGATACCTTTGCTATGGAAGCTGAGGAAACTCAACGTCGTCGTGGGAAGCGCGAAGAGCAGTTTTATAGAGACCAGGCGGATGCTTACGCAAAATTAGAACGTCAGACACAACGCCTTACCGACGTGATGGCTAAGTTTGAGCATGCAATGGAAGGAATAATTGGCGCAAGAACCAGTGGAAGAGTTGGTCAAAAGCTTCTTGGTGGTATGGCAGGAGCTGCTGGAATCGGAATGTTGGGGTTAGGTGTCGCTACCGGTGGAATTGGGTGGTTGGCTGGTGGAGCTATTCTCGGTGGTTTAGGCAAAGTACTAGGCGACCCAAATACCAGCGATGATTTTTCGTCCTCAATATGGACCCCACGTAGTTCTAGTACACCGGTTACTGGGAGTAGTATGTCTACTGTACCAGCTGGTACACCTGCTGGTCCACCTCCTGCTGCTCCCCCAGCCATACCAGAATCACCTCCAGTAGCGGTTTGGACTCCTGGCCAATTTGACGAATTTAGAACTGGACTTGCAGCTACCTACACTGACACTTTTCTTGAAACTCAATACAGTCGTAAACAAGAGCACACGATTCAAGACACTGGTGAATTTAAAGAACTGAACAGGGCGCTAAGGAAAGCCGTAAACAGCATGGCAGACAGAGCAATGGCAGAAGCCGGACTAGATATTAACCTAGTCAGTGGTAGGCGGTCTACTGATGAGCAAGCAAAACTTTTCTTAGAGAGGTATCAAGTAGCACCTGCAGGTGTAACACAGTACAAAGACTCTTACGACGGCAAATATTATAAAGTTAAACAATTCTACGGCGCTAACTGGATGAAGAAGCCATTCAACAGTGCCCCCCCAGTTGCGGTACCAGGTACTTCGCTGCACGAAATTGGTATGGCGGCAGACATTGACATGTCTGATCCGCGTGTCGCAGCATGGGTACGTAATAACAAATGGAGGTTCAATCTGGTTTCAGGTGAAGGGGAAGAGCACCACCTACAGCTTGCTTGGACAAAAGACATGTCACTAAGCCAGTTCTTGGGCACCACCGGTTTAAGTATGGAGCAAGCAAACACTAATGCCCATGTAGCCATTGGTGGACGCGCTCGTTATACAAATTCGTTTAGACCTGGTTTTGGTGTTGACATTAATAAGTTTTCAGAGGCACTTCTTAGAAGGTGGGGTTACACCATAACTCCTGAAAAAATCATGTTACTTAGATCATGGTCCGACAAAGAAGGTACTGGTGGATCATACAACCCAATGAACGTAGTCTCCGGCAATAACCGTTATGATCCTACTACTGGGTACGAACGAGTCGAAACAAACTATAACATCAATGGTCGCCACCCTGTTCAAAACTTTGATAATTTTGAACAGGGTGTTGAATACACAGCGCTTCATCTAGGGACAAATAACTCCGCATTAATGAGCGTTTTGTCAAAAACCAACCCAACGGTTGACGAAATAAGAGCAGTCCTATCCTCAGTTGGTAGGCAAACAATGCTAGGAATATTCAATAATTACGTTAAAAGATCACAAGATTCTGGATACACTATACACAATGCGGCTAAAATGACCGGAACATCCGGAGTTCAAAAGTTTCTATCTGGCATGGACCTTGGTACAAGAAATATATTTACTTTTGCCGGTGATCCTCAGATGCCAGGTAGTGGCTCAACTTCTCCAGTATCACTTCCAAGTCTTATGCCAGTGTCTCAATCGTCTGGTACTTCTTCGGTTGTCCATCAAGGCAGCACAGTTACTATATCACCAGTAATAAACTTGCAAACAACTGGTAATGCAGGGAACATAAGTGAGTATGATTTAAGATTAATGGCAAAGAGGATTGCAAAGTTAATAGAACAAGAAACAAATCTTGACAAGATCAGGAGAGCGTAAGTATGACTTACAAGATAAGCAGGGACTCACTATTTAACCAACTACCCCCCGGTGTCAGACAGGGTGAAGTAACTAATAATCAACTGGTTGAAAACACACCATTTTCGTATCCAACGAACGTTGCTAGAATTTCTGATTTTAGTGGACTTGGGCAAGGCTCTCTGTCTAATGCCAATAACCAAAGTGTTACGCTAACACGTGGGTTTATGCGAAACCTAATGACAAACCTGGGACAAGACCAACCAAAATTCCCAGATGTTAGGTGCTTCTTTCAGTTTAACCCCCAAGACATCGAACACGTAATTGAAGCTAGAAAAGACATGTACTTGCCTATTCTTCAAGATCCAAACCAGCTGCGACAGCCAATGGCTGGCAATGCAATGTTCAACTTTGAGCTAATTTTTGACAGAACAATGGAAGTTAACTCATCCACGTACAGCACTGTTTCTCAAGGTGGAGAACCACTTCCTAACTCTAAACTTCCAGGAACCGTGGGGGTGTTTCATGATTTACGTGTTCTGTATTCAATTATAGGTCAAGGTTTAAGTGAAGAGTTGCTTGAAGCACAGCAGGCAAAACTAAAGAATGACGTTAGACAATTTGCTATAAAAAACTACAACTCTTTAAACCTGCAATACAACTCAGAGACTACCGAGTTTAAGGCAAACCAAACTCTATTAGACCCATCAGAAGACACCTATGGTGACGACCCTAATGCGGCAGCAACCGCCAACTTCTTAAATAGCATTGTGTCTAACCCCGAATCGTCATCTATAAATACATTCATGGCAGACTTCAACGTAGGGAACTCAGCTTTCTTAATTCCCCAACCATGTCGTGTTGTATTTTCACCAGTGTTTATGGTCGATGGATTTGTTATGGGTACAAAAGTTTTGTTTACTAAATTTAGTACAAAAATGATCCCTACTCAGTGTAAAGTTTACATAACTATGCAAGCTACTTATCTTGGATTTGCTAGAGCAAAAACATTTATAACTGAGCAGCTTGATGAAACTGCAAGACAAAATACAGAAAACGTTAGAATTGCTGAGAGGGAGTTAGGGTCTGTTGGGTCCGAGCTGTCCTCAGCTGTTCCCAACATTACGGTTGGGTTTTCCAGTGATCCTAGAGTAATAACCAAACCTAGTGATTCTGCATCAGGTCTGTATTCCACTGAACTTTATGATTCTATATTAAATAACATACCCACTACAGTTGGCTACGCTTATCAACCTCTTTGGTTATACGCTACCAAAGGGTTTTGGTACACTCGTCCATCGATTACAAACTACGCGGGAGCACCAGCTGGAACTGGCTCTAAAACAAACATAGCTGTTAACGGTGGTAGTGAGAGTTACGACCCGCTATACATGCTTCAAAGCCCATTAACAGACAGAACCCCGCATTTCCAACCACAGTTATCTGTGAGAATTTGCCCTAGCGAAGAAAGCAAAAAACAGATAAAAGAAGATATATTTGAAAAACTGCAGTCATCTAACCCAAAGCTTTCTTTTGAAGTAGTAGCACATATTTTTGGTCCATTTGCAACCCAATCAGCTGCACAAACATTTGTTGATACTAAGATGGGGAAAACCCCATTCTCTGCGTTATCTAAAGATGTTAGAGACTCTGGTTTGTATGTCGGTAAATATTATGTTCGTAAAGACATTGACACAGCGGATAAATGGGATGACTACGCTAAAGATCCGCAGAACTGGACTATGGACATGAAGACCGCCAACGATGACTCAAACAGCTTAAATACCGCCTCTAGTCCAATAACACCTAGTACTAAAAACTCCCAAAACAAGTCTGTAGTAGATGAAGTAGACGCCCGAATTGCAGCGGCTTATGATAGCGCCCTAACCGGTTACCCTGACCAAGCATCTTCAGTAAACACAGCTATTAGTAACACAAAAAAGCTGTATTACGACGGGATATCATCGAAAGTTGAAAATATTAATCCAAGATGGGTCGGCCCAGCTATAAACTTTAGAGGAGCGGTTGGAATGCCGCAAGAGGTATACCTAATAACGACAGAGAGTGGTGGAGATAGGCTAGACTCTCTACTACAGTTAGTAGACAACGTACATGGATTAAGTACTAAGTACTTTGCAATCGTAGTTGACGCAGTAATTACGTATGAAATCGAAACAGCAGCTGGTGTCTATAAAAAGGCTTCTCCAGGTGGAGTTAGAAACACCGCAGTTAAATCAGGTGGTGACTTTGGTTTTACAACTTCATTGAACTTGGGCTGGGGAGGGTTGGCTCTTTTGCCAATATAAACTATGAAGACAAAATACTTTTCCACTGATAGATACTCATTAGATAGCTCCGGGCAAACTGCTTCAAGAACCCGGTTTGTTGCAAGTGGGTACTCTGTGTACACATCCGTTGCTGGAGATACCTTTATGTCCTTAAGTATCAGATTTTTAGGGGATCAATCTCGTTATTGGGAAATTGCAGATATTAACCCTCAAGTTGAATGGCCCGATAGAATACCAATTGGTACCACACTGAGGATTCCAATATGATTGGCCCTTCTATAAACAAGTTTTCTGCAAGCTGCAGATTCCAAATACACGGAGTACCCCTAGACCACACGTCTATTATTGAATACGAACTTTCATTGTCCGAGAACAAACACGATTTACTAATCGTAACTATGGCTGGCGTTCCAGCAGCCGCAGTAACTGACTACATAGGAGTACCAGTAACTTTTTCCCTTGGGGAGGGTGTGGGGACATCACAACAGTTTGTTGGGTATGTTTCGTATGTTGAGCCAATGCACAACGCAAGAGACGGTCTAATAAACAAAAGCCCAATACAGCTAGCGAAAGTGTACTGCATTGGGGCATCAATGATTATGAAAGAAGTAAGATCAAAAGTATGGGAAACCCCATCACTTACAGAGATCGTTACTTTTATATCAGACACTCATGGATTTAGTGTTGATTACCCTAAGGATTCTTATAAGCCTATTCGGCTGGTTCAATCAAGTGAAAGCGATTGGTCGTTTTTAAACAGAGTCTGTAAGAAGTTTGGTTTGGCTTTTTCACTACACGGAACACACCTTCATCTATGGGACAGAAGCAAGTTTACTGGTCGAGCCTCGTCATACCATAGAGCTATGACTAGCAATAGGACTCAAGAAAATAGACCGTTCTACGTGCTTAATTTTGAAGCAACCCTAGGAAAAATCTCGTCTTCGGGAGACCGAAGTCGAAATGTAGTTACTGTTTTGGATTCACAAAATAACATACATGTAGTATTGGACGAAACCTCTGAGTATTTTCCCGGATCTACTGACTCACCCAAACTATTTAAAAAACCTCTTACTCTATCTCTTAACTCTTTAGAAGAGGGTGTTAGAACTATAGATTCATACGACAAGTACAACTCAATTTACAATGCAAAACTTAACGTAATGTATGGCGGAGGGGCTGTTCCTGGTGGCATACTTTACCTTGATGGATTTGACTCAAAGTTCGACGGGTTCTGGTATATATCTGATGTAACTCATTTTGTTAAATCAGAGAACTATGTAACAGAGTTAATCCTGGCAAAATCAGAGGAATTTAATCAGGTTGTTGACACTTCTAATGTCACTACATTTCAAACACCACAGGAGTACAAGATGAGTTTTAATGAAGAGTGGATTGCTAGCACAGCTAGGGTGTATGAGTATGCCTAGCTCAGATATAACCCTGCATAGGGCCCTGGTGGTTCGGGTATCTGGTAACAGCGTGTATGTAAAGATACCCAGCGTTCTTGGGTCAAATGAGTCAATAGCATTACACACCCCTAAGAACCCAGCAGCTAATTGGCCACCTGTTGATGGTAACCAGTTAATTGTTGCAGTTGAAGGTGAGAACTTTAATAAAGTTTACGCTATAGCAAATATCGATATTGGTATATAGTTTGGAGTAGCCATGAAATCTATAAAGATTCCGTTCTCGTTCGTAGGTGGAAAAGTAAACTCCACAACGGACGAGGGTACTATCGCCAACCAAAAAATAGAGGCTGTGTTAACCACAATTCGTGGCGAACGAATCTTAAACCAAACGTTTGGCAGCGACATCAAGCTACTTGTAAATGATACACCTAATGAAATTATTTTAGCTGATGCTAAAATAGAGGCTATACATGACTTAAAAGGCCAGGTGTCGGGTGCTCAAATAATTGATATGAACTTTGACCTTGATTCACTGACTAGTGATGACCCAACTTTAAATGTATATGTTACATATAGACTACCATTAGGAAACTATAGGACTGGGAGAGTTAAACTGGCTGTTCCTGGGTTAATTACAGAAGATACGATCGTGTAGGTAACTTATGCCATCTGACCAAACATTTAATTACGCAAGTAGAACCTACGGTACTATTCGCCAAGACTTGCTTGCTAGAGCTTCTACGGTAGCACCAGACTGGACTGACAGAGACACGTCTGACTTTGGTATGTTATTTGTAGATCTATGGTCGTATATCGGGGACATAGTTCACTACTACATTGACCGCACCGGTAGGGAGTCTTTCATATCCACAGCAACACAAAGAGAGAGCTTACTAGCATATGCCAATATGTTTGGATACAAGCCAAGTGGGCGTGAGTCTGCAAGAGGTTCTGTATACATAGCAAACACTTCCAGTGCTTCTGCGTATACACTACCTATTAATTCTCAACTTCGTGCAAACTTTGACAATGTTAACTATAATTTTTATACCACAAACGCTATAACTATAGCTCCAGGAGCTACAGAAGAAGTTGAAGTCGTTGAAGGAAAAATAGTTACCAACGACGTGCTAACCACCTCATCCTCCGGTTCTCCCAATCAGGCGTATATCCTAACTACTACTGATCCAGCAATCTCTTCAATAGAGCTAACAGTAACAGAAGACGGTATAGGTGTACCCTACCTACAGTACCCTGACATATCCGACATGTCTAGCGGATCTAGAGGGTTCACAGTTAAACTAACGTCTTCTGGAACAGTTCAAGTTAGCCTTGGTAACCGTATTAACGGATTTGTTCCACCAGCTGGATCTGTAATAACGGCTTCCTACACTCGAAGCTCTGGGGTTAGTGGCAATTTAGGAGCTAACCTAATTTCTTCGTTTGTAGAAAGCCACCCAAGTTACATTAATATCTCATCGTCTACAGCCACAACCAGTGGTACAAATGGTGAGACCGCAGAAAGCTTAAAGTCAAATATTGTCTCATCAATACGCGCACAGGATAGAGCTGTGACTCTACAGGACTACGCAGACCTTGCTAAAACGGTTTCTGGTGTATATAAAGCTATCTCTTCGTATACCCCGTCTGCCTCCGGCAGCTCAGCTGGAGCGTCGGTAACAATCTACGCACTACCGTTTGTAAGTGACTTCTTAACTACCACCAGTTACTCAATAACTGTTCCAACAACTTTAAAAAATGACATTATAGAAAAGTTGACCCCAAGAAGTATGATTGGTGTAACACCTGTAGCAGCTAGTACTGTAACTTTAAAACGATTAGACATAGCTGCGTCTATACAAGTTTCCGAAGGGTTCGTCCGTAGCTGGGTTGAAGCAACCGTTAGAAACGCCATTGATGGGTTATTTACATTTGATAATGCAGACTTTGGAAAAGAGATCCGTAAGGGAGATGTATACAAATTGCTGATGAATCTTACAGGGGTTGACTACATCGAAATATCTGATTTTTCGATAAAAGGTAGTAATAATGTAGTAAACTCGGTGCTTGACCCTACACATATTCTCAGAAAGGGCAATATAACATTGACGTTTGCTGGAGGGATGGGTAGCTAAGTAATGGCCCGCAAATCCTTCGTAATACGCAGCTCTGCACCAAGTGGTGGTTCTTATCTACAGTATTATCCAGGTGGTATTGGAGCATCACTGGGATCTGCTAGTGCTACGGGTTCTGCTTCAGCAGCATACATACGTGGTGACAGAGTTCAAGATAGACCAACACTTGGTACAGCTGTACCTGTTGGTAACGTTCTGTATAACGCAGCGTACTTTGAAGCAGTGGCATCTAACTATCAGGAAACCACCCTTACGTGGGATCTTACTTTGTATGATACAGACGCAGAAAATCCAAATTTAGTAAAACCGTATTCTGTTTTAATTGTGTACTCTAATTACGGGTGCCCAGACACTATCTCAGAGGGTATTGTTCTAGTTGAAACTAGAGATTCAAAAAAGCATGTGCATACACCAGTATTTGGTAGCTGGGCGTACTACTCAATGTTTATTAGGTACCGCTCACATGATGGTGATGACTACTATGAGATCGTGTCAAAGATCCCAGTACTTCTACCGGTTGACCAAGATTCTTTGGAAGATCTTTACTCAAAAATTCCTGAGCACTATCGAGCTTTGGATGAGAACAGTTCTGGGGATCTTCGCAAGTTTCTGTCTGTATTTAGTTGGGACTTAGACAAAATAAAGTCAACTCTTAGACATTCCCTATCGATGCGAGACCCGTTAGTAGCGGATGAGGAATTACTAAACTATGTCGCTCAGGATCTAGGAGTTACCCTACGAACTAATGACATTGGATCTCAGAGACTTAGAGACTATTTGGTTAACTTCTCTAAACTAAAAAAGAGAGCGGGGTCTAAGTCTTCGGTAGAAGCACACCTCGAAGCCCTGTGTGGGGCTGACGTTCAAATAAACGATACCTTAAAGACTATTAGTGTTTACCCTCAAAGGGCTAACCTTCTTTATGACCCAGCATTTGTAAATGGGATTGCGTCGGGTATTGATGGTGGTGAGCCCACCGTTGGTAACAGCGCAATCTCGTATGATTCTGGTGTAGTGGGTCAAACCCAAACTGTTACTTATGACGGTGGAGCCACGCCCACAGCTACTCTGAGCTCTGGAACAGCCACGACAGAGCGATGGGTAAGCTTTCCAGATCCTACCAATGCTCTCTACTCTTATTTAGAAACAGCTTCTACTGCTTCTCCGGGAAGCCCCAAATACATAAAAGTAACAGGTGGGGACATCCTATACTTCTCAATCTCAGTGCCAGCAGAAAGTAATGTTGCTGACTACGTAGAAGATTCTATTCTGTCAGTAGCGCTATACGCTGCAGGAGGGGCATCGGGTGGGTCAGCCAACTTGATAACCACCGACACTACTTCTCAGGAATATGCTGGAAAGAAATACTGGAGATTAGAAGTTCCAAGCAGTGTTACTACCTACACAAACGCCGTTCTTAGTATTAAATTTGAAAATATCGTTGGTAGCTTTTCCATATCGTACTCTGACTTCCAATACGCTCTTCTTGAAAGAAACATAATTGGTGAATACTTTGATGGTAACACCGTACGGGGCGGATGGTTAATTGGTTCTACTGGGTCGATATCTGACTACAGATGGAAAGGCACCCCGAATGATTCTCAGTCAGTCTTCTCGTCAAACTGGGCAAAAACACAGAACGTTATAGACAGACTTCTGCAGTATATTATCCCTGTTACAGAGTCCATATCGTCTGGAACCTTGTATAGTAATGGGTACTACGCAAACAATGCTGGTTATGTAACAAAGATACCGACTTACAAGTACACTTTTACATACGACAAACTACCAGGAGAATGATATGGAGTTACTCATAACTAGTTTAGCTGTGTACAAGATATTGCAGTTTATTGATTCTTTGCTTCCCAAAGAGGCAATGCCATGGGTGAAGCTCTTAGCCTCCCTAGTGCTTTCGTATGGTGTATGTGTAGTAATGAAAGTAGAGAATATTTTTGTAAGTGGTGCTGCAGTAGCTGCCCTATCTGGTACAGTTCACTCAGTTCTCCGATTACTAACGCTTCTTGGAGACTCCACTTACAGAAAAAACATTAGATAGGAGCTAACTTGAGTAAGAGTTCGACTTACGGGATTTTAGGAACGTCAGATGTTCCTCGAGAAGTCATCGTGGCGTCACTGTCAGACAGTGGTAACGCACAGTACATCATTCCTTGGTACGGCACCAAAAAGATATCGCCAGCTCTTGAGCATGTGTATGACTGGATGATTGACAATAAAGCTAACTACCGAGTAGTTGAGTCTACGGAAGGACGCCCATTACCAAATGCAATTAAAAAGCTAGCCACGGAAATAATTCAGGCCGATGCGGTAGACATAGAGATCATGCTGTGCCTTACAAAACATGAGGACAGCGCTGCGCTCATCATGTGGGATGAGGAGAACCCTCAGAGATCCTTGTTCCTTGCCTCAACAGCAATTAGCATGGGCATTCAATCATTGGAGCTTACAAACGGGCTGGTTCCCATCGTTGTTGAGGACTCCGACTTAATTGTGTCTTCAAACAACAACGACGACACATCAAAAATGCAAATTATTACAAAGAGTAATGCAGAAGCGCACATTGACACTCTTCTAGATCTAGACACGAGAAGTTTTGACAGAGAAACTTTAGAAGTGATGCCAGCAGTGTCGGTTAAGCGTATGGCAGCAAATGCTGGGTTTGATGTGAAGACTAAAGAAGAAGCTATCAATGCCCTAACAGGGGGTGTTGTTAAGGAACCAAACTCAAAGTTTGATGTTGGCACAGTTCTACTGATGTTCAACGATGGAACAGAACTTGGGTTCTCTATGAATAAAGAGCTTCTAAAGCAGATCATGGATGTAGTTTTAGAGCATCAATCAAACTTGTAAAAGTTTCTGACACAAAGAGAAAAGCCCCAGGGGTTTCCTGGGGCTTTTTCTTTTACCTACAACTGCAGGTAACTAGTGACTTCACTTCTTCTTGGTAGCTGCCTTCTTGGCAGGTGCTGGCTTCTTGGAAGGTGCTGACTTCTTACCCTTGGCGGGACCCTTTCCAAAACCAGGGTCTTTCTTGTCTTTAAGTCCACATCCACATGTTGCACACATACTAGTTACCTCCCTTCCGGTACTTGCTGGTCTTCTTTGCAATCTTATCGGGTTGCTTTACGAATTGCTTACCCTCAGAGTTACCTTTTGCTTTAGCACGGTTGGTAGCCGCTTTCTCTGATGGTGACAATGAATCCCAAGCCTTGTCAGGTAGGTAGCGCTTCTTGCCTTTGGATTCGGAGCCGTCAGAAGTGCGCCACTTTTCCTTGGTCCATTTATCTAAGTTTTTCTGAGATTCTTTT